CGCATGTGCTGGGCGCCCTCGCGTGGACGCAGCTGGCAAAGATGGACGGGTTCATCGACCGGCGACGCAGGATCGCGGCGATGTACCGCGAGCTGCTGCCCGAGTTCTGGTGGCAGACGATGCCGCCTGGAGGATCCGCATGGCTCGAGTTCGTCCGCTTCCCGGTCGAGCCGCCGACGGACCCGGTGGAGCTGGACGAGCTGGGCATCAGCCCGAAGGTGAAGCGGATGGGCGACTGGCTGTTCGAGCGCCAGATCGAGGTGCGGCCCGGGTTCATCCCGCTGCGGCGCCACCCGGCGTTCCGCGTGCCGCCGGATGGCGCCTGGACGGCCGCCGACGACGCCGTGTGGCGAGGGCTCTGCCTGCCTTCGCACCCCGGCCTCGACGACGCGGACGTGCTGTCGGTGGTGAGGGCGGTCAGGGAGGCATGGGAGGTCGCATGAAGAAGCGGGCGTTGATCTTCGGCGCGAGCGGGCAGGACGGCCCGTATCTGGCGACCGAGCTGATCGAGCGCGGCTACGAGGTGTGGGGCTGCGTGCCTGGGTGGGACCCGAAGGTGCTGGCGATGCAGTCCCGAGAGCCGCGGATGCAGGTCGTCTACGGCGACCTGATGGACCCGCACCTGCCGAGCCGTATGCTCGACCACGTGGAGCCCGACGTCGTGTACAGCCTTGCGGCGATCACGTTCGTCCCGGCGTCCTGGGCCGAGGTCGACCCGACCGTCCTGACGAACGGCGTGTTCCCGGTGCGCCTGCTCGAAGCCGTGCGGACGATGGCGCCGCACGTGAAGGTGTACCAGGCCAGCACGTCGGAGATGTTCGGCAAAAGCGCCCCGCCGCAGTCGATCGACACGCCGTTCCTGCCGGTGAGCCCGTACGCCGCGGCGAAACTGCTGGCGCACCACGCCGTGCACGTGTACCGAGAGAGCTACGGCCTGTTCGCGGTCTCTGGCGTACTGTTCAATCACGAGAGCCCGCACCGGGGCCGCGAGTTCGTGACCCGTCATGTCTCGATCAGCGTCGCCCGGGCCAGGGCCGGCCAGATCCGAGAGGCGCCGATCGGGAACCTCGCCGGGCTGAGGGATTGGGGCCACGCCGCAGACTACGTCCGGGCGATGGTGCTGATGATGGAGAACGACGAGCCGAAGGACTACGTCGTCGGGACCGGCACGATGCACAGCGTCCAAGAGCTGGTCGACTACGCGACGGCGATTGCGGCGGTCGACCCGGAGCTGTTCGTCGTGTCGCCGAAGCGAATGCGCCTGGCCGAGACCGCTCCGTTGCAGGCCGACAGCCGGCCGATTCGGGACGAGCTGCATTGGCAGCCACGCTACGACTTCGAGGCGCTGATCCGAGAAATGGTGCTGGCCGACATCGAACGGGTCGAGAGGGGCGAGCTGTGAGGGTCCTGATCGACTTCGTGTGGGAGAACCCGGAGGTCCCGGAGGGCGACAGCTCGTGGCTGTGGAGCCGCGACATCGCGAAGGCGCTGACCGAGCGTGGGCACTTCGTCTACTGGGTGACGCCGACCCGCGACGGCGACGGCGTCCTCGAGCGGGTCGAACGGCTCGAGGCGACGTCGAGCGCCCGCGAGGCCGAGGCCATCGTGCCGCCGTCCGTCGCCGCCCGGTGGGCCTCGCCGCTGCAGCCGCTCGACGCCGTGCTGACGAACAACCCGGTCCGGGCGATGGTGCTCGCGCAATGGCTGAACACGCTGCACAAGGGCCAGGTCGAGATACCGGTCGTCGTGATGAACGTGAGCGTCAAGTTCCCGGGCTTCGACGAGCTCGGCGCCTTCGGGCCACGCGACCTCGCGATGTGGGCGTTCGGCTACGCGATGAACCCGAACGTCATGCCGAGCAAGTTCGCCCTCGAGCGGAGCCGCGACGCCGTGTTCGCGTACTGCGGGCCGGCGCTGGTCGCGAAGTACGACGAGACGGCCGTGGTCGAGTACCTGGGCCCGCCGACGTCGGTCATCGACGAGGTGCGGCAGCCGAAGTTCGAGCGGTTCAGCCTGTACTACGGCGGGCGGTTCACCGCGACCAAGGGCGGCGAAGACGTCGTCAACGCCTACGTCCGGTTCCTGATTGGGGGCCGCAAGGACGCCGACGCCTACGTCACGCACGTCGGGATGGCCCAGCGGCTGCAGGAGGCGCTGGCGAAGTACGACGCCCGCGGGCTGGTCAACGTGCAGGGGAACCTCGGCTGGCGGCAGGCGGCGGCGCTGATGAGCCGCTGCCACGCCTCCGTGTTCTGGCAGTCGATGAGGATGTTTCCGAGCACGCCGTTCGAGCAGATGTACGCCGGGCTCGCCGTCATGATCCGCCGAGACGAGTGGACCGACGAGTTCGTGCCGAAGGAGTACCCGTTCCAGTTCGAGTCGGCCGACGAGCTCGACGCCCTGCTCCGGTGGGTGGCCGAGAACCGAGATGAAGCGATGGCGAAGATCGCCTGGGTGCCCGAATGGGTAAAGGCGACGTACGACCGGCAGGCCGGCATCGGCCGGGTGCTGAATCGCCTCGAGGCCAGGACGGACGAGCTGGCCGCGTCGACCGTGGACGGGTACCACCGGCTGAAGGACACGAGGAAGGTGATTGCTGAGGCGATTGAGACGGTCGGCACGCCCGCGCCGCTGGGCCAGGTGGCGACCGTCCTGACGAGGATGCGGCCCGGGATGCTCCGGACGCACACGACGGCGAAGGGCCTGTTTATGAACGAGCTGCGGCGCCTCTGGCCGCCCGAGTACGTCGACACGTGCGAGGATCCCGAGCCGATGTTCGTCCGGACGGAGGTGGCGTCGTGACCGAGGTCCGGCTGCCGGTGCTGGTCGACATCGCGCTGATCGACGTCGTGGAATGGAACCCGAACGAGGAGAGCGAGGCGGTATTCGCCCAGTTGGTGCAGAAGATCCGGGAGCAGGGGTTCAAGCACCCGGTCGACCTCGTGCCGGACGGCGAGCGGTACCGCGTCATCGCCGGCGAGCACCGGGTCAAGGCAGCCGCGGTCGTCGGGCTGTCGCAGGTGCCGGCGTACATCGACGACGTGTCGGAGGAGGACCGCCAACAGATCGAGAGCATCCGCGACAACGTCGTCCGGGGCACGGTCGACCCGGCCCGCTTCACGCGCATCTACGGGAAGCTGGCCCACAAGTACGGGCCCGACGCGCTGCGCCGGATGATGGGGCTGACCGAGGAGGCCGCGTTCCGGCGTTTGTACCGCGACACGCAGCGGTCCCTGCCGCCCGAGATCCGCAAGCGGATGGCCGCCTCGAAGAAGGAGGTCGCGACGGTCGAGGACCTGGGCCGGGTGCTGCAGGAGATCTTCGCCACGTACGGCTCGTCGGTCGACCTGTCGTTCGTCGTGTTCAGCTTCGGGGGCCGGGAGCACCTGCTCGTCCGGTGCGAGAAGCGAGCCTGGGACAACCTGCAGCGCATCACCGACGAGTGCGTCGAGGCCGGGGTGGACGTGAACGACCGGCTGAACCAGCTGCTCGAGCAGTTCCTGCCCTTCGGCGAGGACTGACCCGTGCCGCGCCCGCGGAAGAAGCCAGACCGGCGGCCGAAGGTGCCGCGGGTCATGCCGGCCGCCATCCGAGAGGCGTACGACCCGTACGAGCCCGCGGTATGGGTCGCCTCCCGGGTGCCGCGCTGGCAGCCGCTCGTCAAGCACGAGAAGTTCCGGGTCATCCTCGGGATGCTGCTCTCGGGCCGGGGACCGTGGCGGACCGCCGACTGGATCCGTGCGAACGTCCCGGCGAACGACGCGCTGGGCGTCGACAAGCTGTCGCGCCTCGCGCTGGCCCGGCGCCTGCAGCGGTTCCAGAAGGCGCTGCCCGACCGGGTCGGCATCGCCGCGACGTTCCTCGACGAGAAGTTCGTCCGGGTCGACGTCGACCTCGACGAGATCGCCGAGATCGACGGGCTGATCCGCTACCAGAAGTTCCGGCTGGGCATCCTGGGCATGAAGGAGGCCGACTTCGGCGTGCCGGTCGAACAGCAGGGCCGCGAGGTCGACCGGCTGGCGAACCTGCTCGTCCGGCGGAAGCTGCTGCTGGACGGGGTGATGAACGTGACGCAGCAGACGGTCGGGCAGCAGGTGAACGTGGTCGTCCAGCAGTCCGAGGCCGCGTCATCGGTCGCCGGGTACCTGCGCGACAACCCCGCCGCGATCCCGAAGCTGATGAGCCTGTTCGACGACCTCGAGCCAGCGGTCGTGGTGATCGAGGAGGAGACGACGACGTGACCGCCGCACCGCTGGCCGACATCGCGAGCCTCGAAGCGGAGGACGTGGCCGAGCTGCGCCTGCAGTACGACCCGTGGTACTGGGCGCGCTACCGGGCGAACGTCCAGCTGCCGAAGACCGGGCCGCTCGAGCTCGAGTCGCACCCGTTCCTGCGAGACGTGTTCAGAGACACGCACCCCGAGATCGTCGTGATCAAGGGCGCCCAGATGGGCTTCAGCACGACCGCGCTGATCCGGACGTTCTGGTTCGCGACGACGTTCCCGGTGACGGCGATGTACACGTTCCCGAGCGGGTCGGACGTGACGAAGTTCACGCAGAGCCGCATCAACCCTCTGATTAGCGGGACGCCGTACCTGCGGAAGCGCATCGTCGACGTGAACAGCGTCACGATCAAGCAGTTCCGGGTCATGCACGAGTCGGAGATGGAGCGATGGCTCGCGCTGCCAAGCCACAAGCGCCCGGCCTGGAGCGGGCAACGCTCGACGCTGTACTTCAGCGGCGCGAGCACCGAGAAGGACGCCGCAACGGTCGACGCCGACCTTGTGGTGCACGACGAGGAAGACCTGGCCGACCCGCAGATCATCGAGCAGTTCGAGAGCCGGCTGGACGCGTCGAAGTTCAAGTGGCGGTTCCGACTGTCGACCCCGCGCATCCCGGGCGCCGGCATCGACCGGGTGTGGAAGACGACCGACATGCGGAAATGGTTCGTCCGGTGCAGCCGCTGTAACAGCGAGTTCGAGATGGCGTTCCCCGGTGGGCCGTGGGACTACTCTTGCATCGAGCCGGTCAGCGTCGCGGAGTTCGAGCGGATGGGCAAGGCGCGCTACGTCTGCCCGCGTTGCAAGGGCACGCTGAGCGACGCCGACCGGGCGGCCGGGCGCTGGATCGCCACCGCGCCGGGACCGGCGTCCCGGGCCCACGGGTACCAGGTCAGTCAGATGGCCGCGCCGTGGGTGACGGCCGAGCGCGTCCTGCAGCGGCGCAGCCGAGCCACGTGGGAGAGCGACTTCTGGAACCTCGTGATGGGCATCCCGTGGGAGGAGGGTACGAACGCGATGACCCGCGACGCCCTGCTCGGACGGCAGGACACGACGCGGGCCATGCAGCAGACGGCGGTCGGCGGGTTCATGGGCGTCGACGTCGGGGCGAAGCTCGACGTGATCGTGGACGTCATGGAGGAGGGCCGGCCGAGGACGGTGCACATGGGGCGATACGACTCGTTCGACGAAATGGACGGGCTGATGGCCCGCTTCGACGTCCGGACGTGCGTCGTGGACGCCGCGCCTGACTCGCATTTGACGCGCCAGTTCGCCGACCGATACAACGACTACGAGAGCGGCAGGATCAGGGTGTGGCGGGTGACGTACGGCGGCGGGCCGAAGGGCCCGCAGGTCGTGTGGAACGAGAAAACGGGCGACGTCACCGCTCCGCGGACCGAGATCTTGAGCAAGTCGGCCGACGAGCTGTTGGCCGAGCGGGTACTGCCGAGGTACGACGGCAGCGAGGCGTACGAGGCGTTCCTCGTGCACCATTGGAACAGCAAGAAGGTGCCGCAGTTCGTCGAGGGCTTGGAGAGCCAGGGTGTCCTCGCCGGGTACAAGTGGGTCGAGGTCGGGCCGGACCACCTGTTCCACGCCGCGACGTACGCGATGCTGGCGCGGATGGCGCCCCGGGACCAGGCCCCGCCGATGATCGGGCTGGTGAGCCTGCGCCGGCGTCCGCAGGGCTCGAACGTCGAGGCCCCGGTGTACCGGCCGGCGAGCGTTCGGCCGCCGAGCCGATGACCGGGCTCCGCTCGTTCAGCCGACAGCAGCTGCTTGCGATGCCGTGGGACGAGCTCGAGTCGCTGGGGCTCTGCGAGTGCGGCACGCCGCTGGCGTCGCACCCGAAGCTGCCGAAGGTTCGACCGCTGACGAGCTGGAAGGCGCAGCGGTCGATCGAGGAGGGGCTGTCGCAGAACGCGACGAAGCACCAGAGCGCCCGGAAGCGGGCGTGGAACCGGGTCGTGTAGTCATTCCGCACGGAATGACGCCCTGAGCCATCTGTCACGCGCCCCTGAGCCACACTTCCCCTTGACGCCCATGTGGCGCGATGTCAACATGAAGGTATGAAATCCAACGGCAAAGAGCAGGACTGCGTCCACGCGCAAGCGGTCGTCGTCTGCGGCGAACGGCGCTGCCCTCGTTGCTACGAGCTCGAGCTCGAGCGGTCCTACCGCGAACGCTCGATGCCGCGTGGCCGGGTCGTCGTCTTCCGCAACGACCACGGGCACCAGAGCTTCCGGGTCGAGTAGCCCGGCGAAAGGATTGGAGGCAGAGGCGATGAAGGTCCGGGATCTGATTGAGGAGCTGGAGGCGTACGACGGCGACGCCGAAGTGCGGCTGATGAGTCAGCCCTCGTGGCCGTTCGAGTACAGCATCGAGGGACTGTGGACCGTCGAGAAGGCGGAGCACAGCGGGACCTCGTGCGAACGGTCGGAGGAGTACGACCCCGATGCCGATGACGAAGACGAGTGCTTGGCGTGCGAGGCGGACGGGTTCGAGCCCCACGAGGCCGACGGCGACGTGGTGTATCTGCTCGAGGGGTCGCAGCTCGGCTACGGGGCGAAGAAGGCGTGGGAAGGCGGCTGGTGATGAGCGAGCTGACGAAGCTGACGACGGCCCGACGCGTCGATCGTCGACGCTGGGTCTGCGTCCTGGCGGACGACGGCGGAGTGTTCTGGGTGGGGATGCTGGTCGACGGCGAGTTCCACGCCCGCGACCAGTACGGGACCGGGGCTGCCGGCGAGCACGCGGCTGTGGTAGCCGCCCGCATCTGGGCGGATGGCATCGTCCGCGACAAGGAGTGGACGCGATGAAGTGCGCGGTGAAGACGTGCATCAAGAGCGAGGCGGCGCACGCCCGCGAAGTGGAGTACATCGCGAGGACGGACGGCCCGCGGGCAGCCATCGAGTTCGAGCTGCGCCACGAGTTCGTCGAAGACGAGTGCCCGTATTGCGGCTCGACCGAGACGACCGAGCTGGTAGACGATGGGCCGCCCGAGCAGTCGATCACGATCTGCGCCGGCTGCGGCGCCGACTGAGAGGCAAAGACGATGCGAGAGAGCAAGTTCTACGGCGAGTCGTGGTCGACCGAGGCGACGTGCCAGGGCTGCGAAGCGTGCGGCTTCGGGCGTGTTCGCCCGTGCCCGTCGCAATCGGACGCGTGGTGGCAGACGGCGCGAGCCGCGAGCCGCGAGGTCGACTTCGGCGTGTGGTGGCGCGAGCCGAAGGCGACCGGCGGGTACGACACGGGCTGGCGGCTGACGTGGGTGGAGGCGACCGGCGAGGTGTACCGGACGAAGGACGGCGAAGTGTTCGGCATGGGTCAGGTGGCCGACGAAGCGACGATCGAGAAGCTGCTCGAAGGCTGGGCCGACCGGATGACGACCGACGACCTCGACTGGGTGCGCGATCAGCTCGATGAGCTGTCGGCCGCGCTGTCGACGCCGCCCCGGCTGCGGTAGAAGGCGGGGCTGGCCGCTCCGCTGGGCGCCCGTGGGTCTCGGGGTCCGGGCGCCCAGCAGAGCGGCGAGCGACCGCTCGAAGCAGGAGGTAGAGGCATGGGCGCAAGCCCCGATTACGAGTGCGTGGAGTACGACGGGACCGTGACCGTCGGCGTCATGTACCAGCGCATCGCCGACGAGCGAGCGTACGAGTCCGGGCATTCGAAGGAGCCGAGCGACGTGACCCGCGAGGACGCGCAGCGGGCAGCCGCGCACGGGCTCGACCTGCTCCAGCTGGAGCGGGCGGCGCAGGTCTACGACGACAAGTGGGGACCGGCCGTCGCGTTCGTCGGCGGGCCGCTCACGAATGGGATGCGGATTGCTCTCGTTGACGGCGCCTGAGTGCCGTGTCAACATGAAGGTAGGACCAAGCACAGGAGGCAGAGGTGTACCAGATTGAGTCGTTCGACAGCTTCGAGGAGCTGCAGAACAAGATCGACGCCGGCGTGAGGTCGGCGAACGAGCGAGTGAAGCCCGTGCAGGCTGCCATCGGCTACGGCGACCATTGGTTCCGGGTGTGGGGCGACGTTCTGATCTGCGGCCGGGTGTCGCCGAAGGAGGAGACGGACGCCGACAGCGACCGGCTCTGCGAGGACCCGGAGGAAGCGGCCGAGGAGAAGCGGATGCTCGAGGCGTCGTACGCCCGAGGCTTCCGCTTCGGCCGGGCGTACAGCGTCATCGAGCCCCGCGGCGAGCTGGGCGACACGCACGTCGCCGACATGGTGCCGATGACGGCGGAGCAGTTCGAGGAGTGCCGGCTGCTCGGCTGGGAGCTCGACCGGGTGATGTTCCTGCCGTGGTACGGGCCGGCGCTGATCGCCGTCTGGCCGGCGGCCGAGAAGGTGCTTCGCGAGAAGGGCTGGCAGTCGCCGCAGGAGATCGTCGCGTGGCTCACGGCGAACGAGTTCCGGCTGTCGGCAGGCGGCCGAGAGATGCTGGAACGGCACCGGCGCTACGTGAACGAGGGGCGCTGATGCCTGACCAGCTGGAGTTGTTCGGCAAGCACCCTCCGGCGGGCGCCTACGAGGCCGGCATCGCCGCGAGCGAAACGGCCGGCGCGTACCGCTGGACGTTCCTCGAGCGGATGCAGGTCGACGCGGCGATCGAGGAGGCCGCCAGCCGACACGAGTTCCTGACGGCCGACGACGTGTGGGTCGTCTTGGGCCCGGAGTTCCCGGTGACGAAGGGCCTGGCCGGGCGGCTGAACGCCGCGATGCACCGGGGCGTAATCGAGGCGACCGGCCGCGTTGTGTTCAGCCAGCGGACCGGCGAGCATGGACATGGCCAGCGCCTCGGCGTCTGGCGCAGCAGGATCTGGAGGTAGGTCTGAAGTGGTGCAGTCGACGTCGGAGTACAAGATCGACGAGGGCCTGCAGGACGTGCTCGGGCTCGCGCTCGAGCACCGCCTTGCGGCGCGCATCGCCCGCTGGCAGAAGCAGGTGGCCGATGGGGTGATCGACGCCGAGGCGCGTCAGGTGTTCATCGCGTTCGGGTGGATCACGCCGCGGGACGTCCGGGTGAACCGCCTGTACCCGAAGGGGAAGGCGAAGGTGAACGACGTCCCGCCGGCGACGAATGGCTGAGCAGCGCGAACCACGCGCCGAGGCGAAGCTGCAGCTCCGCTCCGGGGCAATGGTCGCGATCGACCTGCCGGCGTCGATGTCCGCCGACGACTTCTGCGAGCTGACCGCCTGGCTGATGGGCCCGGCGAGGAAGCAGCTCGAGGCGAGGCAGGTCGTCGTGCCCGAGAAGAAGCTGTATCTGCCCGAGTGAAAGTGAGGGCTGGCATTCCGCACGGAATGGTGTAGGCTGCCACCAGGCCAAGGCCGTCGGGGAAGGGCCGCTGTGCCCTAGAAGGGCCGTCCGAGTCGAGATCGGACGGCCCTTCTGCATGTCGGAGGAGTCTGGTGGACGAGCACGAGGTAGCGACATCGGTCGACGGCCGCGTCCTGCCGCCGCCTCCGACTGAGATTGCCCGCACGGGACCGGCGTTCCACGGCGGCAAGACCGTGCGGCGGCAGCGGGCGACGGCCGGGCGCCAGATCGACCCGCTGGACAAGCTGGGCGTCGGCTGGACCGTCTACGACCGCACGGCGAAGCGGGCGTGGGGACGCGAGGACGCGACGCTCGACGTCCTGAAGGCGATCCGCGACCTCGACCCGCAGGTGTCGCAGGCGGTGTGGAACTACCTGCGACTGCTGAACCCGGGCCACCGGCTCGTCGCGGTCGTCGGCGAGGGCACGGACGAGCGCGAGGAGGAGGGCCCCGCGCAGACGTACCTCGACCAGCTAGCCGCCCGCGTCGGCGCGGAATACGGCGGCGGGCTCGACCAGCTGCACAACGTCCTCGCGCTCTCGCTGATGACGACCGGCGCGGTCGCCGCGGAGGTGGCGCCGACCGGCGGCCTGAACGACGTCGAGGACTGGTACGCGGTCGACCCGTCGCAGTTGACGTTCCGTCGCGACGTCGACACGTCGGCGCTCGTCCTCGGGCAGCTGCACGCGGATGGGACGTTCCGCGAGCTGCCGGCCGACCAAGTGTTCTACCAGCCGCTCGACCCGGACGTGAACGACCCGTACGGGCGGCCGCCGTTCCTGCCGGCGATCCAGGCCGTGATGAGCCGGTCGGTGATGCTGAGCGACATCCGGGCGGTCGCGCACAACGCCGGGTACCCGCGCATCGACGTCAAGGTCATGTGGGAGGTCGTCAAGGCCGCGGCACCGCCGCAGCTGCGCGAGCCCGGCCGCGAGGCCGACTTCTCGGCGTGGGCTGAGAAGCAGCTGGGCATGATCGTGTCCGACTACGAGTCGCTGCAGGTCGACGACACGTTCGTGCACTACGACTGGGTGCAGCCGGCGCTGATGGCGGCTTCGGGCCTGAGCTTCGACTTCGTCGCCCTCGACAACGTGCTGCAGCGCCAGCTGAACAGCGCCCTGAAGACGCTGCCGATCCTGCTCGGGCTGAACGAGGGTGTCAGCGAGACGCACGGCTCCGTGCAATGGCAGATCCAGGTGGCCGGGCTCTCGGCGCTGCAGCGTGTGCTGAAACGGCTGATCGAGAAGATGGGGACGACGAGCCTGACGCTGGCCGGCTTCGCCGCCCGGGCCCGGATGCACTACGACGACACGCGCACCGTCGACCGGCTGTACGAGGCCCAGGCCGAGCTGTTCGAGGCGCAGAACCTGAAGCTCGACGTCGAGATGGGCTGGCGCGACAACGACGAGGCGTCCGTGCTGCGGACCGGCCACGACGCCGTCGCCGAGCCAGGCGAGCAGTCGGCCGCGCAGCTGGCCGCCGACAAGGCCGCCGAGCAGGCCGCGCAGGTCGGGCCGGCAGTCGGCACGGAAGGCCAGCAGCCGACGGCCGAGGAGAAGCAGCAGTCGGTCGATCCAGCGTGGCAGCTGCTCTGGCAGGAGCTCCGCAGCGTTAGCGCCCGGGCGGCCGTCCCGATCGGCGAGAAGCTGGACGGCGAGATGCTGGACCGGCTGTCGCAGGGCTACGCCGACGAGGCGCGGCGGCTGTTCCAGCAGCAGCTCCAGCGGCTGACGGCCACGCTGCTCGGGGAAGGCTGGGACCTGCGGTCGCCGGAAAACCGGGCCTCGCCGCGGGACATCGCGGACGACGCGTTCGGGCTCGCGTACCGGCGCGAGATGAAGAAGCTCCTGCGGCAGTCGATCAAGGACGGCTACGCGCTCGCCGGGATGCCCGACGCGAAGGTGCCCGAGAAGCTGGTGCGTCGGATCTGGCGCGACAACGAGCCGTTCCTCGACAAGATCCGCAACGACCTCGCCCGTCAGATCCGCTTCTGGAGCGACGAGTTCCGGGCCGGCAGGCCGGTGAGGATGGACGACGTCGCCGGGTGGTTCGCGCAGAACGAGTACCGCGAGGCGATGATGGGCCAGTTCCTGACGAAGCAGGGGCTGGCGACCGGCTACACGAACGCCCGGGTCGAGCAGACCGGCAAGACGGTGTTCCGGTGGGACCTGGGCCCGGTCAAGACCGAGCATTGTGACGAGTGCAGCGCACGGGCCGGCCGGACGTTCACGTCCGAGCAGCTGTCCCGCATGGGGATGCCGGGGAGCATCAACCTGCCGTGCGTCTCGAACTGCAAGTGCAGCCTGACCGCGATCCGCTGCACGAAGCGGCAGATGGGCGGGCCGGCCGAGGCACGGGGCGTCAACGGGCCGCCGGAGTGGGAGAACAAGTTCGACTGGTCTGGCATCGAGGCCCTGAAGGACCGGCCGATGTACGACTGGACGGACGCTGAAAAGGACACGTGGAAGCGGCTGAACAAGCTCGGCGAGTACGAGGAGGACAGCGAGCCCTTCGAGGCGTGCACCGTCCTGGCGGTCGAGCAGAAGATCGAGGCGCCGCCGCCGGCCGTCAGGAAGTCGGGGCTTGTCAAGCAGCAGCGCGACCTGACGCCAGACGAGCTCGACGCGCTGGTCTCGTACCAGTACGAGTACGGGATCAACGACAGGCTGCGGTCTGGGCGCGGTGATGTCCACCCGGCGGACGAGCCACAGGTCCGGCTGCTCGACGGGGCTACGCGCTCGGGTCGCACGACCGAGGCGCACACGTTCACGCGCTATGTCGATGTCAACGCGTTCGAGCAGCTGGGCTTCGAGCCGCGGGATTGGGTCGGGCAGGAATACTGGGACGAGGCGTACCTGTCGACGTCGCATCACCGCATCACGTCGCCGTTCAGCAACCGCGGGGTCCGGATGGAGATCAGGGCCAAGAAGGGGACCTACGGCGTGATGGTCGACGAGCAGCCGAACCGGGCCCAGTTCGGCTCGGAGTCGGAGTTCCTGATGCCGCGCAACACGGTGATGCGGATCACGAGCGTGACGTACGACGACGAGGTCCGGCAATGGGTGGTGAAGGCGACGGTGACGGGGCAATGACCGACAAGCCGCTCTCGACCGGCGGGGAGCCGAAGTTCACGGCCGGCGATCGTGCCTGGGTCGCGCCGGCCAAGATCGAGCCGTTCCTCGACTGGCTGGACGACCAGGAGTACGCGCAGGACACGAACGACGCGATGGTGGAGTTCATGAAGCTCCAGCTCGCGAAGCTGATGCCCGAGACCCTGAAGGACGACCTGCGGCGGGAGGGGTACCTGTGACGAGGCACCGGCACGACCGGATTGCGAAGTCGACGAAGCACCGGCTCGAGGAGGAGCTGGCTCCGGCTCCGCTGCTCGAGGACGACGAGGATCCCCGGCCACCGAAGGCGCGGCTCGGTGTGCCAGGCAAGCACCGCCAGCCGCTCCACGGGCACGCGACGGATACGGGAGAGGTGATGAAGCGATGACGAACGTGCTCTGGAGGGAGCCGACGTACACGACCGCGGTCGAGCTAGTCGAGCAGGCGACGTGGGTCAACGAGCCCGTCGAGGACAACCTGCTCGTCCGCGCCCACGCGCTGATGCTTGACCGGAAGCCGAAGGTCGACGACGAGCTGATTGAGAAGATCCGGGCACACGCCGGCGTCCCGGTCGAGGCGAAGGACGTCTACCCGTTCCGGATGGTCGCCGCGAGCGACGGCGTCGACAGCTACTGGACGCAGCACGACCTCGACGCGAGCCTGAAGCCGATGGCCGAGGACCTGCAGCGCGGCCAGTCGCTGCTTGGGAACCACGTCTACGAGACGTTCGCCTACGGGTCGTCGGTCGACGGCCGCGTCGTCCGGGCAGACGAGGAGTCGCCCATCTACGAGGCGTCGTTCGCCCGGGAGGTGCCCGAGAACCTGCGGACGAAGCATTGGCTCGTGGGCGACTACTACGTCGTCCGCGGCCTGAAGCTGAACGGCGAGGAGACCGACAGCATCATCCGGGCGATGGAGCTCGGAGCGGTCAGGAAGGCGTCGATCTCGTTCATGGTGGACGAGTACCGCTGCGGGATCGACGGCAAGGACATGCTGCTGGCCCGGATGATGTCGGGCGCAGGCAAGCGGCACGAGGTCGAGGAGACCGAGTGCATGCACATCCCGGGCGTCGACTACGGCGACGACGGTCTGGCCTGGGCGATCATGCACGGCGCACAGCTGATCGAGACGAGCCTCGTGTACAAGAACAGCTCGCCCTCGTCGCTGTTGCTTCGGAAGGCGGAGGAGCTGGCGCGAGCCGGGCTTCTGTCGATAGCGCAGGTGGCGCAAGCAGAGAGCCGGTTCGGCGTGCGGCTGCCCTCGTTCGAGAGGAAGGTCTGGACGCCGGGGAAGGAGGACAACGTGCCGAAGCGGGACACGGACGAGACGGTGGAGGTAGGGATCGAGACCGCCCCGCCCGAGCCCGGTGAGGCGGCCCCGGCCGCCGAGGCCGAGCCGGTCGTGTCGGACGACGCCGAGCTGGAGCAGGAGGAGGAGGAGACGGCCGAGGAGCAGGAGCCGACCGCTGACGCGGTCATCGCCGAGTTCGTCGCCGCCGGGACCGCCATCCGGTCGGCGATCACGGCCGAGCTGCTGAGCAGCGACCAGCTGGCCGCGGCCGCTCGCGTGGAGCAGGAGCTCGACGCGGCGCTCGCAGGCGCCGGCGCCACCACGGCGTCCGCGCTCGCCAGCCGGGCGACCGACGCAGCCTGGCAGACAAGGACCCGCGAGGCCGACGAGGCGCTGGGTCGCCCCGTCACCGCCGAAGCGATCCGCAGCCTGAAGGCAGAGGCCGACCTCGGTCGGCAGCTGTTCGACGCGCTGGTGAACGACACCGTCGCAGCCCGCAACGGGCTCGGGGCGGAGTACAGCGTCGAGTCGTACCGGGAGCTGCTTCGCAACAGCCGCTCGGTCGAGTTCGTGAAGGCCGAGAGGGCTTCGTACGAGGCCCTGAAGACCGAGCGGTTCAAGGCCGGGCGACAGGTCGTCCCGCCCGAGGTCCGACCGGAGAAGGCGAAGCGGACGGCTCCGGCCGCGCCAGCCGACGACGACAACATCCTCGCGAGGAAGAAGGAGGTTTGACAGACGATGGCTCGCTACGGTGGTGAGACCCCGTTCAGCTCGGGTGGGCTGACGATCACGTGCGAGGCCCCGACGGGCACGACGAGCACCGCGCCGGTGCTCGAGGGGAACATCTACAAGCTGAGCGGCACGAACTCGGCCGACAGCTCGGGCTACAAGCTGGCCGCGCTCGGCGCGTCCGACGGCCCGGAGACCTGCGTCATGGTCCAGGCGCTGCACCGGATCGAGTACGTCGGTCCGGTCGGCGTCCGCGTGATCGGGCGCTACAGCCAGGTCCGCCGCATCAAGTACGAGGGCAGCCCGTCCCTCGGCCAGAGCATCAGCGCCGGGACCAGCGACCAGAACAAGGTCGAGGGCATCACCTGGGCCGACGGCAAGGGCTTCATCGTCAAGATCGACGCCACCGCGACCGAGGTCGAGGTCATCATCTAGCCGCGAGGCAGAGAGGAGACAGAGAACATGCTCACGGCTACGCGAGGGACCATCGCGGTCCCGCGTCGCGACCCGGAACTGGCCGCACGCCTCGGCGAGTCGGTCGACTTCCCGGTCGGTGACGACCTGATGCACGCGATCGCCGGGCGGCGCGAGCGCCAGTCCGAGTCGGCGGCCATCCGCTCGCTCGCGAAGGAGATGGGGACCACCGTCGGCGACGTGATCGACGCGTTCCTCGACGGCGAGGAGATCGGGACCCAGACCGTCCGCCGGTTCCTGACGAACACCGGCCTGAAGCCGCTGTTCAGCCCCATCGTCGAAGACGGGCTTCGCCTCGGCCTGAACCGGGTCGCCGGGCTCTGGCAGAGTCTGATCGCCCGGACCGTCCGCATCGACCAGATGTCGTACGAGTACTACGAGTTCGACAACGCGACGACGGGCGCCCAGAACGAGTTCAAGCTGAACACGATCGGGCAGGGTGCCCCGATCCCGGTCGCCCGGGTGTCCGTCTCGGGCAAGAGCTACACGCTCTACAAGACGGGCCGCGGCATCGAGTGGACCGACGAGGCGAAGGCCGCGCCGATCGACCTCGCCGCGATGTGGTTCCAGCAGGTCGGGCTCCAGCTGGGCCTCGACTACCATGCCGACGTCGTCGACAAGCTGCTGAACGGGTACTTCGCGGACAACAGCGACGACCCGAACGTGCTCGCCACGGCCACGGCGAACGTGTTCACGGACGCCGACCTGTACACGGCGGCCGGGACGCTCCAGAACACGTACGGCTACACGGCCGACGTCATGCTGATGAGCCTCGCGACGAGCGTCACGATCCAGACCCTCGAGAACGGCACCGGCCAGCGCCTGTTCCCGAACGGCGTCACCGCGGCGGGCCTGCCGAGGATCCAGGTGTCGGCGTCGATGCCGGCCGACAAGATCCTGTTCGTCGACAGCGGGTTCAGCCTGGTCCGGTTCGTGTACAAGGACTTCGGGACGGAGTTCGACCGCAGCCCGCAGACGCAGGTCGAGGGCAGCTACGGCACGCAGATCGACCTCGTCGTCCCGCTGTTCAAGGACGCCCGCCTGGTGCTGGACGCCTAGGCGAGCTGAGACGGTAGTAGTCCGAGAGGGCCGCGCTCGGGCGGCATTCCGCAAGGAATAGCCGCCCGACCGTCGCCGTCGAGAGGAGAACAGGTCATGGGATACCCGCGGCACATCAAGCCGAACTACGGGCTCGACGTCGCGAACTGCTTCGTCGCGTCGCTGGGCGCCCCGGCGCTGGCGAGCGCGAACCGGTACGTGACCTCGACGAACATGAAGGTCGGGGCGTATACGGTCGCCAACGCGGCCTCGGCCGACGGTCTGGCGCGCAACCTCGTGGCGACCATCACGGCCGTCACGGGCAACGACACGCCGGGCGTGCTCGTCATCACGGGCACCGGCGCCGACGACCGGGCGCTGACCGAGACGCTGACGCTCGTCGCCGGCGGCACGGCCACGGGGCTGAAGTGCTTCAAGACCGTGACCTCGATCGTCGGGTCGGGGTGGGTCATCAACACCGGCAACGACACGATCGTCGTCGGGACCGGGAACAAGATCCAGCTGCCGAAGGCGGTGCATCAGAGCCCGGCGGCCGTGACGGCCGGCGTGTTCATGGTCGTCCTCGGGACCTCGGTCGTGGCGGTCTCGGCTCAGATCGACGACGACATCAGCAAGAGCTGGGTCGACGCAAGCGCCGGCACGTACGACGGCTCCAAGAAGCTGTACGCGTTCGTGCTGCGGTAGAGGAGACACGATGAAGATCGCGATGGCCCGTGAGGGGAAAGGGTTCTTCGGCGACGGCATCGAGCTGTCGTGGCCGGTCGGAGGCGTCCGAGAGGTCGTCGAGGTCAGCGATGACCTGATGGACTGGCCCGGGCGCCTGCGCGACCGCTTCACGGCTGGGTCGATCGTCAAGGTCGACCTCGCCGTGAACACGACCCTCGTGCCCGTCACGAAGCCCGTGGTCATGCGGGGCGGTAGCCCGGAGGCGATGGCGAAGATGGCCGAGCCGCCGGGCTACGTGCCCGCTGCAGCCGAGGAGGAGGCCGAGGAGGCACCCGAGACGGCGAGCGGTGAGGGCGATGTCGAGTTCGCTGGGACGGAGCCGGAGCCGGAGCCGCCGGCGCCCAAGCCCGCGCCTCGTCGACGGAGTGCTCGATGAGTGGAGTCGACGGCCACCTGGGAGTCAAGGGCAGCCTGAAGCCCCGCGTGATCCGAGCCAACCCGTCCCGATGGGAACGGTTCCTGATGAAGCTGAGGAGTGTGTTCGGATGACCAGGATCGGAGCGAGCTTCCGCATCCCGTTCACGCGGGGTCGTTTGCTCTGGCTGCCGGAGGATCCCGGCGAGGCCCTGCGGCCAGGGCGGCTGCTGTTCAACGGCTGGCTGGGTGCCCGCCTGCTCGATCGCCACGGCTGTGAGATCGACCGATTCGAGCTCGGGTCGGGCGTCGTGACCGACGCCGGCGTGGCGTACATGGTCGACGACTTCGACAACGCGAGCGGCGGCGCCGACATCAGCCTGTTCAACTACCACGACAGCGGGACGGGCACCGTCGCTGCCGCCGTCGGCGACACCGATCTCGGAACTGCCGCTGGCCCGACGACCCGGGCGACCGGGACGCGGAGCCAGCCGGCGGCGAACCAGTACCGGACCGTGGGCACAATCACGTACACCGGGACTCTCGCCATCACGGAGTGGGGCCTGTTCACGGACGCAACCCGCGGCTCCGATACCATGTGGGACCGCCGGGTGTTCACCGCGATCAACGTCGTCAACAACGACAGCATCGAGTTCACGTACACGCTGACGGTCTCGAGCGGCGGCTAGTAGCGGCGGCGGGGAGGCGGCATTCCGCACGGAATGACCGCCAGCCGCCGAGGAGGTCGCCATGAGCAGGGTCGTCCTGCTGAACAGCGGCGGCATCGACTCTCGGGTCGCGGCCGCCATGCTCGTCGCGTCCGGGATGGAACCACACTCGCTGACGCTGGACTGGAACCCGGTCGCGAGAGACCGGGTGCTGGCCGCAGCTCAGACCACGGCCGACGCGTACTGCGCGAGCCACCTCGTGTTCGCGTACCCGGTCGACTGGATGCTCCACAGCGACAAGCTCGGGCGCCCGCGGATGCCGTACACGGTGCACGTTGCCGTCGCCCTCGGGGCGCAGTACGCGCTCCACGTCGACACGCTCTACGTGGCGACCGGAGGGCGCAAGGTGTCGGTCCGAAATCCGGCGACGTGGCACGAGAACATGCAGTCCGCGCTGAACCAGAGCCGGCTGTCTCCGGAGCTGATTGTCCTGACGCCCGTGTTCGAGCTCGGCGACTCTGCCGTGACCGCGAAGGCTGCCGAGCTCGGCGTCGACCTTACGACCACCTGGTCGTGCTCGCTGGATCCGGCGTGCGGGACCTGCGTGTCATGCCTGCGCCGTGAGCGCGAAGGAGTCCCATCGTGAAATCCGGTACTGCCCAGTTCGCCCTCGTCGCGATGTTCGTCGGACTGCACCTGTTCGCGCCGATCACGTCGAACAAGATCCTGCTGGTCGCCGGCCTGACGTTCACGTCCGGGGCGCTCCTGATCGGGGCGAGCTACGCGGTGCTCGACATCCTGAACGACTGGCAGGGCCGGGAGGTGGCCCGCCAGACCGTGAAGGCGGCGCTGATCGTGCGGACGGTGTTCTTCGTCGTCGTCGTGCCGGTCATCATCCTGCTGCCGGCGGCCCGAGAGGTCGAGGGCTTCGAGGACTTCATGACGTCGAGCGTGCGGCTGTTCGCCGCTGGTCTGGCGTCGCTGTTCGTCAGTTCGTACCTGATCAGCATCCCGGTGTTCACGTGGCTGCGCGAGCGGATGCAGGGACGGTGGTTCGCCCTGCGCTACCTGACGACGAACCTGCCGGTGATCGTGTCGGCGACGGTCGTCTACGTCACGCTCGGCTTCGCGTTCGTCGAGGACGTCGACCTCGGGCGGCTGTACTTCGGGCAGACGGTCGCCCGCATCATCTTCGGCGCCGCCATCGTTCCGATCGTGTGGGGCGTGCGCCAGTACCTGCGCCGCTACGGCGAGCTGTACCGCTGATGAGGGAGACACGTGGCGAACCGACTCGGGGAGCTGCCGCTCAGGCGTAGCCGTTTCGCGAAGCACTTCGCGACGGATGAGGACGGCGTGTTCATCGCCGAGATTGGCGTTGCCCCGCGGCACTTCCAGAAGTCGGACGACTCGTGGGACGACCTGTCGAACCTCGTCCAGTCCGTCCCGGGCGGCTGGGCTGCTACGGCGAAGGACGTTCGCTTCGGGGTCGAGAACGGCTGGCTGACCGTCACGTACAAGGGCCGCTCGCTGCAGATGCGGCCGACGGCGGTCGGCATGGTCGACCGGACCGCGCCCGCGACCCGCTGGCGGAAGCTGGCCGACGCCAGCTATGCCAACGTCAGTCGGTCCGCGAACGAGATCACCGTGACCGACATCTTCCCGCAGACCGACCTGCGGCTGACGCTGAGCGACGAGGCGCTGACGAAGGCGTTCACGATCCGCCAGCGCCCGAACCTGCCGGACCCGGTGTCGCTGGGCTGGGACCCCGACAAGACGTTCCTCGTCATCGTCTGGGACGTGCAGCTCCCGAGCGGGGCTGTCGTCCGCGACACCGACACGCTCGAGCAGGTCGACAACGGCTACGCGGGCCGCAACGACCTCGTCGTCGAGACTTCGAGCGGCGACCCGGTCGTGTACTTCAAGGCGGGCACGGCGGAGTCGGCCATCGGGCGGACACACCCGGTCTGGTACGTGTCGGCCGGGGCGAACGTGCCGTTCGGCGAGGCGGTTCCCTACGCGAAGGCCGCCATCGCTCGCTACCCGCTCGTCATCGACCCGACGACCACGATCACTCGGCCGACGGCCCCAACCACGGCGGCATTCGCGTACTTGTCGGTGGACGGCGGAGGCGGTTCGACCGGGAGCACCGTGGTGTGGTATGCCGGGCGTGCCGCTCGGCAGGTCGACCCGGACAGCAAAGTGCAGGGCGACGAATACATGGTCGCCGATAAGAAGATCGGTGCCCTGAGGTTCGACCTCAGGGCGGTCTCGGTGAACGCGACCTCTGCCAACCTGTTCTTTCGTCGGGTGGCTGGCTATGAGTACAGCTGCGACAACGCAACCGAGCAGACAATCACGCTGGAGAGCTACGACTCTGACTTCGGGGAAACATGGAGCGTCGCCGAAGCCGAACAGACGACCGGCCTGACGTTTGAGGACAGCAAGTCCTACACGACGAACACCGAGGGCACCCAGTATTTCTCGATTGACCCGACACGTCTCGCGTCACATTTCGGCGACTACGCCTGCTTCCGCTTCAAGGGCAGCCTAGAGCCAAATCTGGCCGACACGAACGAGATCATTTCAGACCACGCCAACACGTGGATCGAAGCGACGTACACGACGTTCACCGCCCCGTTCCTAGCTGACCTGCGCACGACGTACCCTGCTCCCAGCACGAGCTGCAACGTGAGCTTCCCGACGTCGACCCAAGCTGGCGACCTCGTCATCGTCACGGCGCAGACCGCCGCCGAGTCGTGCGACAACACGCCGAGCGGATGGGCGAGGTGGCTGTACCTCGTGCCGTACAGCAACGTCTCGCTGGCTGTGTTCGCCAAGTTCGTCACCGCCGGAGACATCGCCACGGGCTACGTGACGTTGTCGAAGACCGGGTCTTCGACAACGTGGTTCTGCACGGCCATGAGGGTCCTTGGGGCTGACGCCGACCCGCTCGACGCTAGCGACATCGACGGTGCCGCCAGCGGCGACACGGTGCAGCTCGACATCACGACCGTCACGAACTACGCGCTCGTGATCGGCATCATCGCCCAGAGCGGGACTAGCGTGGCGAGCACGATGTCGAACCTCGCCGACTACTACGTCGGCCTGTCGCAGCGCCCGCAGGTTCGGCAGGCCATGCAGTCCACGGCCGGGTCGTTCAGCAGTATTGCGGACGCCGCCTCGACGATGAACATCGTCGCCGCCTTGGTCGCCATCCGGCCGGCGGCGACCGGGCCGGTTGCGCTGACGATGCGCTACGTGCCCGGCGGACAGACCTGATGGCTATCTCTGACGGCACCGCAGGAGCGTGGGTCGCCACCACGACCCGGAACCCGACCGTTATTCTGCCGTCGCACTCGGCCGGGGACATGCTGCTCGTCAGGGTCGGCTGGAAGTCCTCGACCCCGACGACCGACGTCGCCGTCTGCAACACGTCCGGCTGGGCGAAGCTCGGCCAGTACTACGACGGCGGCGGTGTGTCCTCCAACGGCGGCGGCGGCGTCCTCGTCGCGGTCTTCTGGAAGGTCGCCACCAGCGCGTCCGAGACGAACCCGACCGTCGAGTTCGACGACGCGACCGCCCCGACGCCGGGCGCGTACTGCGCCGTCACCTACACGAAGGGCGCCTCCGAGACGTGGGTCGACCCGGTAGGCGCGAGCGGCGCCATCGCGGCGGCCACGTCCTACTCGGCGACGATGAGCACGCACGTCAGCGCGACCGCTGGCGACATGCTCGACGCCTTCGCCGTCACGAACGACAACACGACGCTCACCGTCCCGACCGTCTCGCAGACCGGCGTCACCTTCGACACGGTGACGGAGTACCCGGCGACCGCGCTGTCGTCCGCGACCTCGAACGACATCAGCGCGGACGGCTGTAACCGACTCGCCACGTCCGGTACGTCGAGCGCGGCGGCAGTCGTCTCGGGCACGAACAGCGTCGCGGACCCCGGCGCGGCATGGGTGACCCGGCTGCGGGTCAAGAATGGCATCTCGCTGACGGCCGGCCTGACGCCCAGCGGCGCACGGCCGGTGATGAAGGGCAAGAAGGCGCTGACCGGAGCGTTGTCGAGCTTGGCCGGTGCCGTGACGAAGAAGTCGACGATGGCGCTCGCCGGGGCGCTGTCCGGGCTTGCCGGCGCGCTGTCTCGGACGAGCCAGCGGTCCGTGTCGCTGTCGGGGACCGTCTCGTTCAGCGGGGCCTCGGCGAGAGCCCTGCGGGCGCTGCGAGAGTTCACCGCCGACCTGACGCCGAGCGTCACGTTCCTGGCCGAGAAGATCGAGTCGCTGGCAGAAGTGTTCGACGCCAGCCTGAGCTTCGTCACGGACGCCTCGCGGAAGACCGCGAGGTCGCTGGTCGCGACGTTGACGCTGGCCGGGGCCATCGCGGCGCTGCGGAGGATCCCGCAGGCGCTGACGGCCTCGCTGAGCTTCACCGGCGAGTGGGCCAAGAAGCCGATGAAGACGCTCGCCGCCGCGCTGCCGTTCCTGACCGGAGCGTTGACGAAGAAGGTGACCCGCGTGTTCACGGCCGGGCTGACCTCGGCCGGGAGCGTGACCAAGGCGATGCTCAGGTCTGCCGCCGGCGGCGCGTCCGTCGTGTTCCTGCCCACGGCGACGCGGCTGAAGCGCGTCGGGCAGGTGCTGACGGCCAGCCTGTCGTTCACGGGAACATGGGCGAAGACGCCGCGCAAGGTGCTTGCCGCGACGCTGTCGCCGGCGGCCGCGCTGCAGCGGTTCGTCCAGACGTCGGCCGACCGGATGACGGCGACGCTGACGCCGGCCGGGGCTCTGATCCGCAAGACGTTCCGGTCGCTGGCCGCCGACCTGACGAGCTCGGCGTCGATGACCGCCGAGCGGGTCGCCACGCAGCTGCAGGAGGCGTTCACAGCCACGCTGACGTTCGTCGGGACGTGGAGCCGGCTCTCGACCCTGCACCGGGCGTTCACGGCCACCCAGGGCTTCGTGGGGGCGGTCTGGAAGCGGGCTCCGCGGGACCTGTCGGGCTCCGTCGCGTTCAGCGGGGTCGTCGGCCGGACGACGAAGAAGTGGTTGACCGCGACGCAGGGCTTCGCCGGGTCCGTCGCGACGTTCGTCCGCAAGCGGTTCGCCGCTGCGCTGACCCTCGGTGGCGCGCTGGTCCGGAGCGGGGCAAAGTCCGAGGCGTTCGCCGCGACGGTGTCGTTCGTCGGGGCGGCGAAGGCCAGAGCCGGCAAGACGTTCAGCGCGGAGATGACGTTCTCGGGTCAGACGCTCCTGCGCTCGGCGTTCCGGCGGGCCTGGTCGGTCACGCTGACGCCGGCCGGAAGCATCGTCCGGTCGGTGCGCCGGGCGCTCGCCGCGACCCTTGCGCCCACCGGCTCGATCCGGCTGGCGACGCGCCGGGCGCTGGACGCGATGGTCGAGTTCCAGACCACGCTGCGCTTCCGCAGGCCGCTGCATCTCGACGGGACGCTCTCGTTCGTGACGACGCTGACGCGCTGGTCGACGCTGCACCGAGCGTTCACCGCGATGCTGGCGCCGGCCGGGAGCATCGTCCGGAGGACGTTCCGGGCGCTGACGGCCGCCCTGTCGCCGAGCGGCGCCATCGCCAGCCTGAAGCACTCGGGCGGCGTGTGGCTGACCGCCTCGCTCACGTTCGCCGGGTCGGCGGTCCGGAAGACGCAGCACCGGATGACCGCGGCCTCGCTGTCGCCGAGCGCCGTGTTCAGCCGGATGAGGATCCGTCACGCGGTGATGACGGCGACGCTCACGTTCTCGGGCGCCATCCGGAAGCGCGGAATGAAGGTGCTCGCGGCGGCGGCCGCGTTCAGCGGTGCCGTCCAGCGGCGCACCCGCAAGCTGCTCGAGGGAACGCTGATCACGAACGCGACGTTCTGGACGCAGGGCTCATTGAAGCAGGTGTTCACCGCGACGCTGGGCCTGGCCGGTTCGATCGCCAAGCGGTCGACGCGCACCGTCGCAGGATCCGTCGCCTTCGCCGGGACGATTACGAGGAAGGGCTTCCGCAGCTTCGCCGCTGCGTTGGCACCGGCCGGCACGTTCGTCAAGCAGGCGACGCTGCAGTTCCTCGGCTCGCTGGCCGGGGTATATGCTCGCGTCGTTGACGCGAAGCCGACGGCAATCGTTCGCGTGGCGCCGAAGGCGGTCGTGATGGACGACGGGACGAGTGCGAAGGTGGAGGAGTGACGTGACCCGTCTTGAGATGTTCCAGAACGACGCTCTGGACCTCGACGTCGCGGTGAAGCAGCGCAACGGGTCCGCCTACGACCTGACCGGCGCAACGCTGTACTTCCAGATGCGAGAGAACCCGAAGTCCGCGACGGCGCTTGTCAGCGTGTCGACCGGCTCGGGCATCACGCACACGTCGCCGGCCGGCGGCCTAGCCGTCGTTGCCATCGCGGCCGCTGCGACGGCCGGCCTGACCGTCCCGCGAACGCTGGTCTGGGCGCTCGAGCTCGAGAAGTCGACGCGCCGGCGGGTGATCGCCGAGGGGAAGATGACCGTCCGGCCAGAGGTGACGAAGACATGAGCTACCCCGAGATTCTGTTGACCGAGGACTACGACGGCGTTCGCAGCTTGCTCGGGCTGACCGACCTTGACCTGACCGACGGGACGATCGACCAGCCGCCGTTTGGCCCGGCTGGGGAGGCATGGGTGACATCCCGCGTCACGGACTGGAGCACGATCCTGACGCCGGGCCAGGGCTACGACGCAGCGCGCCACCTGATGCTCCGGATCGCCTGTGCCTACGCGGCCGCCGCGTACATCGCCGAGACGTACGTGCAGGGCGGCACCGTCGGGCTCGTGTCGTTCGGCACGCAGAGCAGCCGGGACTGGCCGAAGCTGGCCTCGGGACTGTGGGGCCGGGCGTCCGAGACGGTCGCGAACCTCGTCGACGAAGTGAAGGTGCAGGTCGAGTACGACCTCGTCGGCCAGAAGATCAGCGGACCGAGCCGGGCGTACTACGAGCCGCTGTACGGCACCGAGTGGTGGAAGTACCCGCCGGTGTACCGGGCCGACTTGCCATGACGACCTTCGGCAAGTTCACGAGGATCAAGCTGCTCGGCGGAGAGCTCCTGCAGGGCGACCCGACGCAGCAGAACGTCGTCATCCGGAACGCGCTGGTCGAGTCGAAGCGCCGGGCCCACGACCTGCGGCCGGTGTACGAGCGGTGGCTCCCGACGTGGCTCGAGCAGAACCGACGGGTGTTTGCCGCGGAGGGCCTGCCTGGGCCCTGGGCGCCGCTGTCGCCGGCGTACGCCGCGTGGAAGGCGAAGCGGTACCCGGGCAAGTCGATCCTGCGGCGGACCGACCGGCTGTACGAGTCGCTGACACAGCGAAGCCCCGACACCGTGTGGGAGATCACCCCGCGGACGATCCGCTTCGGGACGCGGGTGCCGTACTGGAAGTACCACCAGACGGGGACGCGCCGGATGCCGGCCCGACCGCCGCTGGTGCTGCTCGACGCGACGTGGCAGGACCTCGTGCGCCAAGTGAACGCCTACGTGAAGCCGGAGTTCGGCCGTGGCTGAGCCGAGCCGCGACACGATGGGCGACCGCATCGAGGAGCAGATGCGGGACCTGCTGCTGGCCTCGGTCGACCTGAGCGAGCTGCAGGTCGTCTACCGGGGAGACCCGTTCCTCGTGCCGGTCTCGCTGCACCCGTTCGGGTACGTGTTCCTGACCGACGAGTCGCCGGCGTCGAGCGGGGACGGCTACGGGGCCCTGACCGGGCCGACGTCGTTCTGGAAGTACGAGGGCATCGTCCAGATCGAGGTCGTCCAGCGGGACGCGCTGCAGCTGACGCCGGACGCCGGCCGTCGCGCCGACGTCCCGTCGTACTTGAAGTCCCGAGAGCTGATCGCCGCCGCCCGGATGGCGGTGTACGCCTGGGGCGGTCCCGGCCAGCTGCCGGAGACGAACCGCATCGAGTCGATCGACGGGAAGGAGTCAACGCTCGAGCTGAGGATAGGAGGGACGCAGAACGGGGTGCTGGCCCGCGGCGACAACGTGACGAACGTCGGGGTGTTCAGCTGGACGGTGTTCACCCGGAGAGAGGAGTTCTGATGAGAGTCCGATGGACGGGGAAGCGCGTCGGCTGGGACGAGGCGCACATCCCGGGGTTCGGCGACGTGAGGGTCGGGGACGTGATCGAGGTCGACGACGCCGCTGGCGCCGAGATGATCGCCGTCACCGAGGGGAAGTCAGACTGGGAGCTCGTGAAGGACGCTCCCGCGAAGGCCAAGACGGCCGAGGAGGTGACGGATGGGCGCTGAGCATCTGATGTTCGCGAAGGAGACCGTGTTCGGGACCTGGGTGGCCGCGACCACGGCGCTCCCGGTCGAGTCGGTGTCGCTCGGCGGCGAGATGCCGCTGATCGAGAACCGCGACACCGGCGGCGGCAAGGCGGCCCGGGCGCCGCGAGCCGGGGCCGTCGCGGTCACGGGCGAGATCGCGACGCACATCTACGGGAAGACGCTGCCGGCGCTCCTTAAGGGCGTCTACGGCACGAAAGCAAAGACGGCCGACGGGACCGGGTTTATCAACAAACTGCTCCCGAACGACGACACGGCGCACGAGTCGTTCTCGATGCAGAAGCGGTACAGCGCCGCCGTCGCCGAGTCATTCAAGGGCGTGCGCATCGCCGGCTACAAGGTCGAAGCGTCGGCCGGCGAGCTGGCGAAACTCACGGTCCGCACCGAGGGCCAGGACTTCGGCGTGCCGGGCGGCACGTGGACCGACGGCACGTCCGCGCCGGCCGTCCAGTCGCCCTCGTACGCCGCTGGCCAGACCGACCCGATGGTGTTCTACGAGGGCAGCATCCAGATCGGCGGCACGATCGCGCTCACCTCGGGCGAGATCGTGGTCACCGGCGGCACGCAGCGCCATGCGATCGACAACATCAGCTTCGATATCGACTACGGGCTGATCACGGACGACTACGAGGTCTACAAGGACAGCCGCGTCCGGAACAGCATCGACGACGGTGCGCGGACGATCGAGATCGGCTTCGAGCCGAACTGGGCGACGGTCGGCACCGAGTTCCTGCTCGCGTGGAAGACGCAGGCGACCGCCGTCATCGAGCTGATCTTCACGAGCGCGAACACGTACGACACGGCGAAGCCGTACGTCTACAAGTGGACGTTCCCGAGCGTGCGCTACTCGGCAGCCGCGGCCCCGGAGCTCAGCTCCGAGTACGCGTTGAAGCGCACCAGCGTCGCTGGGCAGGCGTTCTACAACTCGACGGCGACGAGCGACCACGGCCTCGTCATCAAGTGCGACGCCGACCTGACCCTGTAGGCGGTGTGATATGGGCAAGTCAGAGAGCATCGCCGTCTCGGTGTCGGCCACGGTACCGACCCGTCTCGTGGCTCAGGTGGCGAACCGCCTCGTCACGAGCGCGAACATGAAGGTCGGCGCGTACACCGTCGCCAACGGCGGTGTAGCGGCCGATGGGAACCCGTTCGTCGTGAGCCTCACGCACACGACGGCGACTGGCGCGGACACGCTCGGCACGGTCACGGTGACGGGGACGGACCTCGTCGGCGCGACCGTGCGCGAGACGCTGACGCCCGTCGCCGACGCGATGGTCGTCGGCAGCCAGGTGTTCAAGACCGTGACCGAGGTCGTTGGCGCCGGGTGGGTCATCAACGGCGGCAACGACACGCTCGTCGTCGGGACGATCCGTGCCCCGGCGCCGAAGCGGCGGATTCGCGTGCACAACGCCGGGGCGCAGGTCCTGTACCTCGGCGGACCGACCGTGAGCAGCGGCACCGGCGTGGCGGTGGCAGCCTCGGCCGTCATCGACATCGTGAACGTCGACCCGTTCGAGCTCTACGGGCTCTCGGCGTCGGGCGCTCTCGACGTCAGGATCCTTTCGGTTTGGTGAGCGGGAGGCCCGGGCGACCGGGCCATTCCGCACGGAATAGAAGGAGACGACCATGAAGTTCCCGAGCCAGCGCGTCGAGCTCGACCCGCAGAAGTTCGGCACGACGAACGCGGGCGAGACGCTGTGGATGGACCTGCCCGTCACCGTCAAGGAGCTGTTCGTCAAGCAGCTGCGGAGCGTCGGGGATGACCCCGGCAATGTGAAGGCGAACGGGCTGATCCTGTCGCTCGTCTCGGCGTGGAACCTCGACGACGAGGCCGGCACGGTGCTGCCGCTGTTCCGCGACATCGACAGGAAGAAGTGGGCCGAGGCGTTCGACGGTCTGCCGGTCGGGCTCGCCGGGTACATCGCCCGGACCGTGGTCGGCACGATGACCGAGGGCATCCTGGGAAACTCGAAGACTTCGTCCGAGCCGTCGAGTCCGGCCGAGTAGCGAAGGTCAAGCCGCGGACCGCGTTCAGCTCGGAGGCCGCCTGGCTCGAGCATCTGGAGGCGTTTCAGATCCTGAGGCGGTCGAGTCTGGTGCTTGAGACGCATTGGACGTTCGCCGAGCTGGACGACCAGGCGGCATGGGACATCGAGGGGTTGGAGCACTTCCTGAGAATCCGAGCCGGCGTACGACGAGAAAGGCAGGCCGTCGAGGAGATGCGACGGAGGAGTAGGGGTCGACGGTGAGTCGAGAGCAGAGCCTGATCGAGATCCTGAGCACGGCGCAGACCGCCGGGATCGACGCCGCCATCGCGGCGATCGACCGCGAGAACGCGTCGCTGTCCCGCTTCTCGGCCACGGCCGGCTCTGTCAACGTCGACCGCCTGAGCCAGAGCTCCGCGTCGGCCGTCCAGTCGCTGTCAGCGGTCGGCGAGGAAGCCGGTAAGACCGGCGCCGCGCTGGAGCAGCTGTCGAGCGACCCGACGCGCATCCTGATCGTCGGCGAGACCGAGCAGGCGCAGATGGCGATCGCCCAGGTCGAGGCCGACCTCGACCGGGTGGAGGACGTCACGCGAGTCGTCGTCGACGCCGACAACAGCTCCGCGATGTCGGCGCTCGCCAGTACCGAGTCCAAGCTGCAGGAGATCCAGCAGCCGGTCGTCATCCCGGTCGATGCGAACGTGTCGTCGGCGCAGAGCGCCGTCGGCGGGCTGCAGTCGTCGCTGAACGGCCTCGGTTCCTCGGGCGGTGTGGCCGGCCGGGCGCTGGCCGGGCTTGGCGGCGCGGCTATGGCCTCGAGCAGCGGGGTGCAGGGCCTCGCCAGCTCCGCGGTCGGGATGACGTCGACGCTCGGTCCGGCTGGCATCGCCATCGCTGGGGCGGCGGTCGCCATCGGCGCCGTCGGCGCGGCGTCGCTCGGGGCTGCCGGCGAGATGGAGCGGTACGAGACGCAGCTCGGCGTCCTGCTCGGCTCGACCGAGCGGGCGCAGGAGCGCATCGCCGAGCTGGTGGAGTTTGCGGCGAAGACGCCGTTCGAGATCCCGGAGGTCGTGCGGGCGTCGAAGGTGCTGCAGACGTTCGGCGGCGACCTGCTCGCGACCGGCGAGAGCCTGCGCTTCGTCGGCGACGTCGCTGCCGGGACCGGAACCCCGTTCGAGGAGATGGCGCTCCTGCTCGGCCGCATCAAGACGAGCCTCGAGTCGGGCTTGGTCCCGAGCGAACAGATCATGCGGCTGCAGGCGATGGGTGCCCTGACGGTCGATGGCCGCCAGAAGATCATGGACTTCGCCGAAGCGGTCCGGAACGGCACGGCCGACGGCGCCGAGGGCTTCGCGCTGCTGCAGGACCAGATGAGCATCTTCAGCGGCATGATGGTCGCGCAGTCCGCGACGTTCGAGGGCAAGATGTCGAACCTCGCCGACGCCATCGGCGGGGTGTTCCGCTCGATCGGGAAACTGCTGCTCCCGGCCGCGAAGGCGTTCGTCGACATCCTGATCCCGATCGTGAACGGGGTGAGCAAGTTCATCGACGGGCTGAGCGGCACGACGAAGGCGACCGGCCCGCTGAACACGATCATGAACAACGCGGTGCGCATCTGGAGCTCGCTGTTCGGCATCGTCGGCGACCTCGTGGGCTGGCTGGGGCCGCGCCTCGCACCGGCGTTCACCATCGTGGGCACCGCGGTGAACGCCGTCGTCACGGTCTGGGCCACGCTCAGCGACGCGTTCATGTGGTTCATCGACACGATCGCGCCAGCGGTCGGAACGGTGATGGGCGCCATCGGTAGCGCGTTCGACACGTTCCAGCGGACGATCGGGGACCTTGCCGCCACCGTGATCGGGGTCGTCGCGACGGTCGCCGAGGCCGCTGCCGCCATCCCGGGCCCGTGGCAGGAGGGCGCCACGGCGGTCGCCACGACGCTGAACGCGATGAAGACCGAGGTCGACGCGTGGGGCGAGAGCACCGTGGCGCGCCTCGCCGCGACCGGGCAGGACGGCCCGGCGGTGCTCGGGGCCGAGCTGGCGTCCGGGGCCGATGTGGTGCAAGCCGGCGCCGAGTCGATGTCCGACCCGATCGCCGGTGCCGTGCAGGGCGCGCAGGACGACGCCAAGGCGATTGCCAGGGCGACGCCCGGCGAGATCGCGAAGTCGCTGGCCGAGGGCCGCGCGACGGTGACGCAGGCCGGGTCCGTCCTCGCTGACGCCATCACGAACGCCGTCGACCCGGCGAAGGAGCGGGCGCGCATCATCGGCGTCCTGACCGGGAACGCCATCGGCGATGGGCTGACCAGCACGAACGCGGCGACGCGAGCTGCCGCGCAGAAGCAGTACGACGCGCTCGTGAAGGACCTCGACGACCCGAACCTGTCGCCGGCAGCTCGGTGGGCGAAGGAAGGTCTGAAGATGGGCGCCGACCTCGCGGTCGCCCTGAACAGCACGAACCCGGAGGTGTACGCCGCCGGCGACTACGTCAAGACGACGCTCGAGGAGCGCCTGTTCGCGCTCGAGAAGGGCGTCCCGCAGATCGCGGTCGACACAGGCACGGCGTACGCCGACGCGCTGGACAGCACGAAGGAGGACGTCAAGCGGGCTGCCGACCTCGTGAACCAGCGTGCCCGTCTCGGCTGGCCGGACGCGACGGTGAACAGCTGGGGTCGCAACGTCGGCGAGGAGTTCGCGGACGGCCTCGAGTCGGCGAAAGAGTCGATCAGGATCGCCGCCCTGCGGGCGCTGGCCTGGGGCGCCGCCGCCTTCCGGGGCGCGTCGCCGCCGAAGATCGGGCCGTTCCACCTGATTGACAAGTACGGCGAGAACATCATCGAGCAGTTCGCGATCGGCATGGAGCGCAGGTCTCCGTGGCTGCGCGACCGGGCGATCAAGATGCTCGAGGACGCCGGCGCCGCCTTCCGAATCGACGACTGGCTGATCGGGGACAACAACGTGCCCGTCCGGATCGGCGGGCCGAAGCCCGCAACGCCCACCGGCGGAGGGACGGCTGGCGGGTACGCCGGGACGGTGTCGAACGCGTACTTCAACGTCGCCGGGTCGTACATCACGATTGAGACGGTCGAAGTGAACCTGCCGTCGACGTGGCGAGGCACGCCGCAGGACACGCAGGACCTCGCCGAGTCGCTGGCGCGTGACATCCGGCTGCAGACCGTCGCGTACGCCACGTCCGGGGTCGGCTGATGACCCGGACAATCAAGGTCGGCGGCGTCGACATCACGACGTACGTCCGGCGCCCGTCGTTCAGCGCCTCGCAGCGGGCGTACAGCGGGGTCATGACCTGCCAGTTCGACGTCGAGTGGTTCCGCAACCCGAGCCTCCTGCTCCAGGAGGAGGCCGAGGTCGAGTGGATCGAGGAGGGGACCACCGCGTTCAAGGGCAGCGTCCGGGTCCTGAACGAGTGGGAGCTCAAGGGCGACTTGCTGATGGCGAGCATCACGGCGCAGGACTACACGCGCCTGGCCGCCGACGACGTGGTGGACGCGAACGTCGTCCGCACGACGCAGGAGACCGACAAGCAGCGCATCACGTGGCTGTTCAGCACGTACGGCACGCACGGGATCACGGTCGGGGCCGACTGCCAGACGCTGATGGCCTCGTTCCCGCTCGACTCGGGCGGTCAGGCGACGCAGGACTTCAGCGGCAAGAGCCTCGCCGAGTGCCTGCAGGACATCGCGACGATGGCCGGCGCGCAATGGTACGTCGACGCGACCAAGAGCCTGCATTGGTTCGTCAAGGAGAATGCCGCAAGCCCGTGGCTGCTGTCCGACCAGCCGAACGACACGACGTCGTTCGGGTACGAGAACCTGCAGCTGCCGCGTGACACGGTCGGCGTCCGCAACCGGCTCTTGGTCATCGGGTCGGCGGCGTACAGCGGGTGGTTCGACGAGTTCGACAGCCAGGCCGCCTACGGCATCCGCGAGGCGAGTATCCGCGACGCGACAATCGAGGCGCCGGCGAAGGCCGGCCAGGTCGCGACCGCGTTCTTCGCAGCGAACGCGTGGCCGAAGCAGGACGGGTCCTGCCGCGTCTGGAAGCAGGGGCTCCGGCCCGGGATGCTCGTCGATTTCGAGCATTCCGCACGGAACATCGCGACGCCGCTGCAGTTCAGGGACGCGCTGCTCCGGGCCGGCAGCCTCGGCGTGTACCTGCGGCTCGGCGAGGCGTCGGGCGGCCCGAAGGACAGCAGCGGGAACGGCAACAACGCGACGGCGTTCAACACGCCGACGTACGGCGCGGCCGGGGCGCTGGCGAAGGACCCGAACAAGGCGATGACGTTCGCCGGGGCGTCGCTTGAGTACCTGACGGTGCCCGACCACGCGACGATCGACTTCGGCGACACGGTCACGTTCGGGGCATGGGTGAAGCGGAGCTCGGCGGCGCTCCACGGGCTGATGTCGAAGGGCACCGGCAGCCTCGGCGTGCGCTGGGACGCCTCGAACAAGATCGTGGCCTACGCTGTCGGCGGCGCGACCCTGAAGACGTCGTCCACGTCGTGCCCGAGCGACGGCGCGTGGCATCTCGTCGTCGTGACGAAGTCGGGCTCCACCACGACGGTGTACATCGACGGCGCCGACGCCGGCGGGACCGGCACGAACGCGACGCTGACGAACACGACGACCGACCTCTCGATCGGGCGCGACAGCGTGCCGAACTACCTGACCGGGTCGCTTGACGAGGTGTGGATTGCCACGACCGCGTACAGCGCGGCAACGGTCGCGAACCTGTACAAGTACGGCAAGGGCACCCGGGCCTCGTTCCAGCTGACGCAGGTGACGACCCGGCTCGAGGCGGCGCGGCCGGTGTACGAGCTCCGCTTCGGGAACGCGCCGATCAGCCTGGGCACCCTGTTCGCGCAGGTGCAGAACGGCGTCGTCGGGGCTGTCCAGATCGCGGACGACGCCGCCACCGGCGACGCGATCCCGCCGGCAGTCCCGACCGGGCTGTCGCTCAGCACGACGCTGACGCAGGGCGACGACGGGTCGGAGCACGTCGCCCTCGACGCGACGTGGACGGCGAACACGGAGGACGACCTCGCGTACTACGAGTTGCAGGCAGAGGAGTCGCTGTCCGGGTCCGTCGCGTTCACCGTCACGGCCAGCGGCACGGGCGGGACACTCGGGGCCGGCGATTACTGGGTGGTCGTGACCGGCGTGCCGCTGGTCGACGGCGTGGAGTCGGGGCAGACGGCCCGTGGAACGGCGAAGAAGGTCACGCTGACGGCCGGCCAGCGGCTGTACGTGAACATCACGGCGAAGACCGGGTGCCAGCGGTACCGCGTCTATGCCTCGCGGAGCGAGGACCCGGCGTACTGGTCGTACACGACGACGACCGGCTCCGACGTCGAGGTGACGGCGGAGGGCTCGGGCGGCACGGCGCCCACGGCCTCGACCGCCGTCGCGTTCATCAAGCCGATGACGCGGACGACCGGCACGACGGCGACCCGCTTCGCGCCGGTCCGCGGGAACGACACGCACGGAGTTAGGATCCGCGCCCTCGACGTGTCGGGCAACGCGTCGGCGTTCTCGGGGATCCAGACGATCGTGACGGCGAAGGATGCGACCGCTCCGTCGATCCCGGGCGGCCTGACCGCAAACAGCGGGTATCGGCTGCTCGGGTGCCGGTGGAACGCCGTGAGCGATGCCGACCTCGACCGCTACGAGATCCGCTGCGCTCCCGAGAGCGCCACGCCCGGCACGCCGGATGCCGAGCTGTGGAAGAGGGCGCACGTCCACGGGACGATCGCCGTGCTGGACGGCCTCGAGCCAGACGTCCTGTACTACGTCCAGGTCCGGGCGGTCGACCGCTCGAACAACGTGCGGACGAGCAAGTACGTCTCCGATGCTGTCGACGCAGACACGTACCCGGACGCGGGCTGGTCGAACGACGGGACGGACGAGCCCTACGAGACCGGGACGCCGAGCGTCATCGGCGCCGCCGACGTCGCGTTCAACAGCGTCGTCACGCAGCTGCTCGACGCTGGCACCATCAGCGCCGACCAAGTCACGACCGGGACGCTGACCATCAGCGGGCAGCCCGGCGCCGACGCGCCACAGCTCCTGCTCGTGCTCGACACGGGCGGCGACGAGGTGCTTCGCCTCGACGAGTACGGCCTGGTCGTCCGCGACAGCGTGCTCCAGACGACTGCGATGCGGCTGAAGAACGGCGTGCTCGAGTTCACCGAGGGGTACAACGAAAGCGATCCGGACGCGTCGCCGTGGACGACCGCCGTCAGCGCGGACGGCATCGTGGCCGACCGCATCACGAGCGGCAAGCTGGGCGGCGGCCACAACAGCCTGCCGAACGCCGGCTTCGAGCTGACGGCGTTCTCGACGACGTTCACGACCGAGTGGACGTCGCAGTCGGACTTCGCAGGGTGGCTGACGGGGACGAACCTGAACGTCACCGCCGACGCTGCGAACAGCCTGAAGGTGAGCTGACGTGGCGCTGTCCAAGAAGTGCTACGCGACGAAAGACTCGCTGTTCGCGTACCGAGAGTCCGGCGGGGTCAACCTTGGCGGCGGGCAGGACGACCATCTGCCGGTCGGGTACAACCCGGGCTACCGCTTCCGGTCGGGCATCGTGTTCGGCCTGGACTGGACCGGCGTCAAGCAGATCGTCTCGGCGTCGCTGAACCTGAAGGTCGCCAGCCAGGCGCACATGGAGTACGGGTCCGACCCCGACGTGTACGTGGAGCGGGCGACGGAGAGCTGGACGGAGAACAGCTACCGGAGCTCGTACGACTCGCCGGCTGGCGCCGGCTGGTACAACGCGACGACCGCATGGCCGGGGCCCGCGGTCACGACGACCGGCCGGGCCACGTGGGACGTCAACCCGACCGAGGATGGCTGGGTCAGCGTCGACATCAGCGACATCGTCGAAGCCTGGGCCCCGACGACGGTCAAGAAGCGGGACGGCACGGCTGGCGGCGCGGCCTCGAACTACGGGGTGGTGCTCCGCGGGGTCGCCGGTGACACGTCGACCGACGACACGATCGAGTTCTACTCTCGGCACACGGCGAACGACCCGTACGTGCTGATCGTGTACTCGTCGAACACGGCGCCGACCGCGCCGACGCTGGTGAAGGTCGACGGCAAGACGACCGGGACCTCGGATATCACCGACACGACGCCGGTCGTGACCTTCACCGGGCACGACGCTGACGTCGGCGATACGCTCTCGAAGTACGACATCCAGATTGACACGACGACCGACAACGGGGTGGCGCCTGACTGGACCGCTCTCGCGTGGGAGGCGGTCGGCGGGACCTCGGGCATCGTGGACCAGACCGTCACGCGGACGGTCGGCACGGCGCTCACGAGCGGGCAATGGTACGCGCTGCGTTGCCGGACGTACGACGCGGCGAACGCGCAAGGCGCCTGGTCGGCGACGTTCTGGTTCCGAGTCAACGCGGTGCCGACCGTCGGCACGCTGGTGCCGACGCCCGGGTCTGTCGCCGAGACTTGGAACCGGGACGCGACGGCCCTGTGGACGCTCGGCGGGAGCCACGCGAAGCCCGTTCTCGGGTTCACGCCGGCCGATGCGGCCGGGGACAAGATCACCGACTACGAGGTCAGGATCAAGACGAGCGCCGGCGGTGCCGCCGTGCACACCGCCGACAAGGACAACAGCACGCCATCGACGGCGCTGCCGTGGACGCAGGGCGTCGCCCGCACGGTGAAGGTGAACTACGCGATCCTGAACGAGACGACGTACTACTGGGACGTGCGCGTTCAGGACGAGAACGGCACGTGGTCGAACTATTCGGGCGAGCAGACGTTCATGGTCCGCTGGGGCCAGGCGAGGTACAGCTTCCAGCCGGGCGCTACGTCGTCGAACTGGACATGGTCGACCGGGCCGGTCAACGCGACCGATCAGGGTGACGCCTCGTTCCTGTTCGGGTCAGCGTCGACCAGCACCGGAACGCCGGGCACGTGGTACGCGGACATCGCTGCGGCCGAGGCCGCGAAAGGCACGAACGGATGGATGCACGTCGCCGTTCGCCTGACCGCATGGGGCGTGTCCATCTGCACCGCAGAGCTGACGTCGATGCGCTTCACGTACCTCGGCGCGGCGTCGACGCCGAACCATTGGCAGGCGTCCGGCGCCGCCGGCACGTGGACTCTCGACTCGGCCGTGCGCCGGTATGGCTCGCGGTCGTTCCGGTGCCGGACCGACGGCGTGACCTCTGGCAACACGTACGTGATCCCGTACCGAATGACCACCGGCGACGACGTGCCGGTGCTGCCGAACACGTCGTACACGTTCTCGGGGTGGATCAAGACGCAGGCAGCGATGACGAACCCGGTCCGGCTCCGGCTGTACCAGGCCGGTGCGAACACGGTGCTCCGGGCATCGTCCGCCGCCCTGTATGACTCGGCAGCCGAGGAGGGCAGCCAAGACGGCTGGGTCAGGCTGAGCGTCACGTACACGACGCTCAGCAACGAGTACCTGATTCGCCCGATGGTGCACTACAACCAGGGCACGCTCGCGAGCGACACGTTTTGGGTCGACGCCCTGAAGCTCGAGGAGGGACCCATCGCAACGGCGTGGTCGCCGGGCTATGTCGGGCAGGCCGTCGTGCTCGATGCGCAGGGGGTCGTCGTTGACGGCACGGCTGGCGGCACGTTCCGGATGCGTGGCTCGGGCGGCACGACGCGGGACACGGTCGAGCTCGGGGCAAACGGCCTGATCGTCGGCGGCGACACGGTGATCCAGAGCCCGGCGACAGACGAGCTTCGCGTCGGGCTGGTCGACACCGGCGGTCCCGCAAAGTTGCACGTCAGCGGTGACGTGACGACCGGCCAGCCCGGCGGAGAGCTCCGGCTGGACGGCGGCGGCGTGAACCGCGATTACTGGCTGCGGAACGAGAATACGGTGCTGTACGTCGGCTCGACGTCGCTGAACGACAGCGTCGCGCTGGACGACAGCGGCGGCACGAGCCCGCCCGGTTCGCTGGTCGACACGGGCGCCGCCCAGCTGGTCGTCGGCGGGTACGTCGACGCGGTGCGGGACGGAGCGGCCTCGCGGTCGATGTTCCGCGGGTTCATCGGCCCGACCGACACGCAGCCTGCGATCCAGCTGTCGGTCGATGCGAGCTCGCGCCCGCAGATCCAGCTCGGGGCCGGCGGCTCGACCGCCGAGGACATCACGCTGTACCGACTGGCTGCGAACGAGCTCGCGCTCGGGGCCGGCGACATGCTGACGGCGAACGTGCCCGGCGCCGCCTACGAAGCAGGTGCCGCGCAGACGATCGCCGCCGCCGGGACCAGCACGAACCTCGGCTGGGGAACGAAGCTGTACGACACCGGCGACTCGTACAACGCGACGAACCGGTATTGGCTTGTCCCGAGCGGCAAGGGCGGGCTGTACCTGATCGCCGGGTCCTGCAACGTCGTGAACCAGACCGCAGGGTCCGCCAACCACACGCGGTGGTTCCTGTTCAAGGGAGGCGTGGAGCAGCCGGGCATTCTCGCTCAGGTGCACGGCACGGCCGGCACGAACGCGTCACAGACGTTCGCGAGGCTTGTTGTCTTGGCTGCCGGCAACACCGTGTCTATCCGGGCCGGGGTCTTCGGAGCTCAGGCCGACGTGTCGTTGACGGCGATTCAGATCGTTCGGCTGCACGCCGACGGGTTCATGACGTAGGAGTGGCGATGGGCGGCACGAATGGAAGCTGGACCGGTCGCGACCCGCAGCTGCGGCTCCTGCGCTCGTTGGCAGTCACGGTGGTGCTCGGTCTGCTCGGGTATGTGGTTGTGTCGGACCCGGATCCCGCGACGGTCGGCACGTTGATTGGAGCCCTGTTGATCCTGCTCGGGTTCGAGGCCGGGATCCGCTGGCCCGGCCCGCCGAAGGGAGGAGAGTCATGAGCGCGGCGTGGTTCGCCATTGCCGTGTCGGTGCTGTCGGTGGCCGCATGGCTGTGGTTGCTGATTCGGTCGTTCAAGGGCTACCAGCGCCACGTCGAGCGCCGGCCGATGTGGCTCGCCATGCCGATAGTCGGCGTGATCGCGTCATTTGGGACGCTCGCCTCGGCCCTCGGCTACTGGGCCGCGCTGGAGCCGAGTGTCGAGCTGCCAAGCGACGTTCTGACGCTCGTCGCGTCGATGGGCCGCGGGGCCTTGCTGATGGCTGCCATAGTGTCGTTGGCGTACTACCGGCGTCCGCACAAGTAAGGAGGAGTGATGGCCGTTCCGTTCTACCGAGCAGGGTTCGAGAAGCAGCTGACAGGCTCGACGCTCGGGGGGAAGAACTGCGCCGCGGCCTCTGGCGCGATGCTCGCCGACCAGGCGACGATGGGCCTGAAGAACCCGACGCCAGACGCCTTCCGCAAGGCGAGCGGCGATTTCGTCGGCGGCCTGTACATCGGGCAGGTCGCGTCGACGTTGCAGCGCGCCTACGGCGTGCACACGACCGTCTACGACGCGAGTGACGGGTACACGTGGCCGGAGATGCTGGCCGACCTGAAGCGGGGCCGGTTCATGGTCGTCTCGGGCGACTACGACCAGGTGCCCTACGCCCTGAAGGGCGACAAGTCGTTCTCGGACTTCCACGCCGTGTTCTATCACGCCGTCGAGGGCGCCTACGTCGTCGTTGGGGATCCGCTGAACGACGGCCGCCGCCCGGGCATCCCGAAGGGCTACGTCAAGTGGCCGCTGTCGCTGGCCGAGAGGTACGTCGAGCGGTTCGACGCCCAGGTGGCCGGCAGCTCGCTGCACGCGGCGGTCATGGACCTGAAGCGACTGAAGGCGCGGCCCGTCCAGCCGCCGACGAACATCCGCGCCCTGCCGAACCGGTCCGCCGCCGTGATCGGGAAGTTCGGCGGGTCGACGCTCGTGACGTGGGGCGGCACGGTCGTCGGCGAGTCGATCGGCGGGAACAACGTCTGGTACCGGGTCTGGTGGCCCGCGGCCGCCCGCATCGGGTACTGCCACAGCTCCGTTGCGACGAGAGTCTGAGATGGGGCCCACGTTCTGAGGAGGAAGGGATGGACGTCTCGACGAACACCGCGCTCGTCATCTTCGCGGCGATCAGCCCGTTGCTGATTGCGTTCGTGAAGCAGAGCGGGTTCCCCCGGCAGGTGAACGCGCTGATCGCGCTCGTCTGCTACGTCGTCGTCGGCATCGCCGGCGTGCTGCTGAGCGGGCAGGACCTCACGCTCGAGAACGCGGTGAACCTGATCGCCACGGCGACCGTCGTCGGCTCGACGGCGTACCAGCTCGTGTGGTCGAACATCGGCGGCGAGCTCAGCCTCGACGACCGCCTGACCACGGCGACCAGCTTCGTGAAGTAGCCGCAGCGGGCATTCCGCACGGAATGAGCCCGCCGCCAGCAGGTCCGTCGCCCGGAGGTGAGCCCGGCGCGGAAACCGCTGGCGGCGGGCTTCTGAGTCATTGGACCTGTGTCTCCTGAGTCTATCTTCCCCTTGACGCCTAAGAGCGACGGGTGGGAACATGAAGATACGAAAACCACCGACCCGCAGGAGCAGAGGACGATGAACGCGATGTACAAGGCCGAGTACGACCCCGAGCTGGCGCTGGCGTTCCGGAACGAGATCGCCATCGCGCTCGAGGACCCGCGGTGGCGCGGCGAGCGCGACAGCGTCTCCCCGGACGACCCGATGCTCGGCGCCGGCGGGAGCCCGGCGGCCCGGCGGCACGACCCGACGGGCCACGAGGACTGCGCGGCTGAGTGGGAACCCTGCGGCTGCCACGGCGACCGGCTGTGCCTGCTGGGCACGACGCTGCGCTGGATGCGCCAAACGTCCGAGCACGCGGCGTGGATGCGCGGCGTGCTCGAGACGCCGATGGGCCCGGAGCTGCTGCGGATGGCCGGCTGCGACAAGTGGGAGCCGGCCATCCGGGTGCGGCAGAGCGAGCGGATGGCGCGGCATCTGGCGCTGGACGCCTGGCCGCTGCTGGTGGCGAACGCCCGCGCCCAGAAAGAGCGCGACGTCCGGCTGGCCGAGGTGATCGCGACGGGCCCGATGACCGAGTCGGAGCTGCGGTACGTGTACGGCGACCGTTGACGCAGCCAAGGTGCCGATGACAAGATGAAAGAAGAAAGGAGGCACCGATGGAGAAGAAGTTCAAGCCGTACGACGACCTCGACGAGCGGATGGCTCGCTACGAGGAGATGGTCGCCCTGCGGGCGACCGGGCTGTCGTACGCGAAGATCGGAGAGCGGTACGGGCTCAGTCGGGCCCGCGTGGCTCAGGTGCTCGCGAAGCCGCCGGCGCTGGCCGGCCAGGTCGGGCACAAGGCGAAGCTGGCCGCGAAGGCCGGGTAGGTTGGAGGCAGAGGACGATGGCGGCAGCCGGGTGGAAGGGCGTGGTCCGGTTCGGACCGATGATCCAGTTCGAGGTGACGGCGAAGGCGGTCGATCGCGAGACGAAGTTCGCGTTCAACCTGCACCACGCCGAGTGCGGCGGACGGTTGCGGGCGAATCCGGAAGGGTCGCTGTGCGAGGCGTGCGGCGGGATGGTCACGAAAGAGCAGACGGTCCGCGGGTACAAGGGCGTGCCCGGGCTGGACGACGAGTACCTGAAGTCGCTCGAGCAGTCGAAGTCGGACGTCCTCGAGGTCGACGGCGTGGTCGACGGGGACGTGATCGAGCCGCGGCTGTTCAAGCGGTCGTACGACCTCGTCCCGGGGACAGCGGCGGCGAAGCCGTACGCGCTGTTCGCGAAGGCGCTCGCGTACCGGCACGAGGTCGCGATTGGCAAGGTCGTGTTCGGCGGCAAGGAGCAGATCGTCGCCCTGCGCCCGCGCAAGGGCGTGTTGGAGATGGAGCTCCTGTGGTGGCCGGACGAAGTGAAGTCGTCGGCCGAGGCCGAGGGCGAGATCGCCGGCATCGAGATCAGCGAGAAGGAGGCGGGGCTGGCCGGGTCGATGCTCGAGATGATGCGAATCGAGTGGGACCCGTCGAAGTACGTGAACGAGTACGCCGCGACGGTCAACGAGTACCTGACCGGGTTCCTGGCCGGCAAGGAGCCGGTGAGGATCCAGCCCGTCGCCCGGCCGGAGACGCCGGCGATGTCGCTCGAGGACGCGCTGGCGGCTACGCTGGCGGCTCTCGGCGAGAAGAAGCCGGAGAAGCTGAAGGGCAAGGTCGCATGAAAGCGTCGAAGGTGTGTGAGCTGTGCGGGCAGGTCGGGGCTGTCCGCACGATCGTGCGGTACGTCGACCCGTTCGGGAAGTGGACGTTCGAGGCGATCGACCGCTGCCCTGACCGGGGCGCCTGCCGACTCCGGGTCGAGGCGCGAGGCGAGCGGTACTGGCCGGTCGACGCGCTCGTTCAGCCATGACGCACGTCGTGAAACCGGGGACGGCGAAGGCCGCCGCCGCGATGCAGTTCGCCCGCGAGCTGCAGAAGGCCGTCGGCGCCCGGGACGTGACATGGAACGAGCTCGAGCGAGCGACGGGCATCAGGCACACGGCGCTTGACAGCTATCGGCGCGGCGACTCGATGCCGCGGATGGGGCCGGCGACCGTGCTAGCGACGGTGCTGAGCTGGCCCAGGCTGGTTGAGCTGACCCGCGAGATCCGGTCGGGCAAGTGCGAGCGGTGCACCGCGCCGTTCTTCAACGACGGCGGGAACCGCAAGCGGTACTGCTCCGCGCAATGCCGGATGGTGAGCGAGCGGCTGCGCCGCGTCGCCCAGCGCAACCGGCAGGCCGGGCACCCGACCGAACGAATGACGGAGCGCCGCCGCCACGAACAGGCGATGCGGCTGTTCCGCTCCGGGCTCCGCATCGCCGAGGAGAAGTCGCTGGCGCAGCTCGACGCCATCGCGGCGATGTGCAACGACTGTGAACCCGAGGGTGTCTGCCGCGCCGGCGACTGCCCGCTGCGGCTGTTCAGCCCGCTGCCGCTCGCGCAGCACGACGTCGGGTTCGTCCGGGACCGGAAGACCGTAATCGCGGCCTCGTGGACGCCCGAGCGCCGGGCAGCGGCCAGCGAACGCTCGAAGAAGATGCACGAGACGGGCGTTATCACGCCGCTCGGGTTCAGCGACGAGTCTCGCGAAAAGGCGGTGAAGGCGATCAAGGCGAAGGCCGAAAAGCGCCGTGCAGGGTCGTTGACAGGGCTCCGACGACCTGCCTGAATCGTGTGGCGGCGGTCCGCGCCGACGTTCCCCCGGACGTGTGACAGCAGCGGACCGCCGCCACATAGCCTGCGAGCGTTGCCCCCGGCTCCGATGGTGGGGTCCGTATCGGTGCGAGACTGATTCCCAGACCTAGAGAAACCCGACCTGTGGGCGAAAGCCCGGGCGCGGTGGCGAGCGGTAACGGCAGCCCTGGGCGCGTTTGAGCCACCGAAAGTCACGCCGACCCCGACGGCCTAGACGGCATGTGACGGCCCCCTGCGACAAGGGGCCGTCCGCCTCCCGCCGAGCGGAGCCTTCCGGCATGTCAGGGTCGTAGACGAGAGACAGCGAAGGTGTCACGATGCTAGAGGAACATGGGCAAGCTGGAGGTGAACGGATGGACCCGGTAGAGAGCACAGCGATGGTGGTGCACAGCAGCTCGGGGCTCGTCGTCGGAGGCTCGATGGCCGACCTGACGGAGGGCGAGTTCGAGGCGAGACTGGTCGCGCTGCAGACGCAGCAGCAGCGCATCGCCAAGGTCAAGCAGGCCGTGATGGTCGAGAACCAGGACTACGGCACGATCCCGGGCACGAAGCGACCGACGCTCCTGAAAGGCGGCGCAGAGAAGCTGTGCAACCTGAACGGGCTGGTCGCGAACATCGTCACGAAGCTGGTCGCCGGCAACGGCTACGACGAGCCGACGATCCGCTACGACGCGACGTGCACGCTCCACGTCGGGAGCTTTGAGGGACCGACGGTCGCGGTCGGCCACGGGACCGCCTCGAGCTGGGAGCGGAAGTACCGCTACGTCAGCCAGAAGGGTTCGCTCGTCTGCCCCGACTGCGACCGGCCGGGCGTGGTCCTGACCCGGCGCGGGGTGTACTGGCATCCGCTGGACGCGCAGCCCGACGGCGGCTGCGGTGGCAACTTCGCGAAAGACGACCCACAGCTGCTGATCCTGCCCGGACAGAAGATCGAGGACCCCGACCCGTGGGACAAGGCGAACACACTCCTGAAGATGGCCGAGAAGCGCGCCCACGTCGACGCGACGCTGCGGGCCACGGCCACGTCGGGACTGTTCACGCAGGACGCCGAGGACATCGAGCCGCCGGCCCGCCTCGACGCGGCGGTCGACGACGGCGAGGTCGCGCCACCCGAGGGGTCGATGGGCTGGTACAAGCAGCAGGTGAAGGGCATCGAGGTCCAGATCGCCGAGGCCGCGGTCGACCTCGGGTTCACAGGGCGGAAGCCGCTCGACTTGCAGCCGGCCGAGCGCGTCCTGCTGGTGAAGCAGGCCAGGATGAAGGCCGAATGAAGCTGCTTCACGCCGCAGACCTGCACATCGGGTTTAGCGTCCCGGGGCTGCCGAGCGCGCAGTACCACGCGCTGCACGAACTGACGGAGGCCGCCATCGACCGGAAGGTCGACGCGGTGATTTGGGCCGGCGACACGTTCCACAGCCGACGGCCGTCGCCGGCCGACCTGCTCGTCGCGGTGCGAGCTGCGAACCGGCTCCGGCAGGCCGGTGTCGAGCTGTTCGTCGGGACCGGGAACCACGACGGGTACACCGCGATCGGGAACGCCGACTCGCACACGCTCGGCTGGTGGGCCGCCCTCGAGTCGGCGCTCGACGACGGCCGCGGCGAGATCCACGTGATGACCGAGGCCCGGGTGTACCGCGGCGGGCTCGCCGTGGCGCATCTGCCGTACCCGCACCGCAGGCTGGTCGCCGGGACGGAGCTCACGCCGCAGGAGCAGGTGGCCGAGGCCGGCCGGATCGCCACGCGGACGGTCGTCGACCTCGCCGAGCAGAGCGCCGACCTGCTGGTTGCGCACGTGTCGTTCGAGGGCGCCAGCCTTGGCTCCGAAGCGGCGATGCGGATGGGCTGGGACGCGATGCTCGACCCGGTCGTTCTCGAGGCGTTTCCGTACGTCGCGCTTGGGCACGTCCACGTGCAGCAGGAGATCGCCGAGAACGCCTGGTACGCCGGGTCGCTCGTCCCGATGGGCTGGGGCGACACGGCGACCGGGTTCCTCGTCGTCGAGGACGGGACCGTCGCGAAGGTGGTGCCGGCGTCGTCTCCGAGCTGGCTGACGGCCGAGCTGGACGACTGGCCCGGCACGTTCGACGGCGAGGTCGGGCCGCGGTCGCTCGTCCGCGTCATTCTGCGCCAGAGCCCCGACCCGCGGCTGGCCCGCAGGGTCGTTGACGAGCTGCGGGCCAGCGGCGCAGCATTCGTGAAGGTGCAGTTCGCACCGCCGGAAAAGGAGCGCCGGCAGGTGGTGGTCGACCGCCTCGACGTCGAGGACCTGATCGCCAGCTGGTGCCGCCGGAACAGCGTCGACGACGAGGCCGTGCCGGTCATGGCGCGGGACGTCGTGCAGCATGTGAGGGAACGACGAAGTGGATGACCTGAAGGTCGGCAGCGCGAAGTTCGAGTCCGCCACCGAGAGCGCCAGCGGGGCGGCCGGGCGCAAGGGCTCCTGCAAGTTCGTCGTCTCGGTCGACGGCGCCGTCGCGATGATCGAGAGCGACTTCGCCGAGCAAGCGTACGACGTCGCGTTCGACAAGGTCGAGATCGGCAAGGGCCTGACCGTCCAGGCCGTCAGCGTCCGACGCGGAGCCGAGAACGAGATGGCGTCGGCCATCGTGTTCGCCGTCCCCGAGTCGGCTTGCGACATGCTCGCGAAGGCCATGCGCCAAGTCGGCTCGTACGGGCAGCTCGTCCTGACGCCGAACCAGCTGGCGTTCGACCTCGTGGCGAAGGCCGAGTGACCGAGCCGTGCGCCTGGTCCGCATCGAGGCGCGAGACTTCGCGCAGTACGACGCCCTCGACCTCGATCTGAGCCAAGTCCAGTCCGTCGCCGTCGTCGGGGAGAACGGGAGCGGCAAGAGCCGGCTGCTGGACGCCGTGCTGTGGTCGCTGTACGGCCGCTCGCCCGACGGCGGCACGGTCGACCGGCTCGTCCGACGCGGCGAGCGGACGATGCGGGTGCGAACGACGTGGGACAAGGACGGCACCGAGGTCGTCGTCCAGCGAGAGCGGTCGATCGCCACGAAGGCCGGCGAGTCCACGCTCGACCTGCGGGTCGACGGGCTGCGCCGGACGAAGCACACGATCGCCGAGACGCAGGCCGTCATCGACGCCCTCGTCGGGCTCCCGTACGCGGTGATGCTGGCCGGGTCGGTCATGGTGCAGGGTCAGTCGGATGCGCTGATGGCCGCCGACCCGGCCGAGCGCAAGACCGTCCTCGGCCGGCTGTTCGGGCTCGATGAGTACGCCCTGTTCCACGACGAAGCGAAGGCCCGGGTCGCCGACGACCAGGGCCGTCTTGCGTTCCTCGGCGCCGAGATCGAACGCCTCGAGGAGCTGCTGGCGGCGGCCGCCCGCGACGAGATCGAGGAGCGCCACGCCGCAGCCGAGGCCGAGGCCCAGCGGGCAAGGATGGAGCTCGAGTCGGTCCGTCGCCGAGTCGACGCGCTGCGGACCGAAGCCGAAGTGCTGCATGAGAAGGGCAAGCGACTGAACGAGCTCGATGAGCGGCTGCAGGCCACGAACGCCCGGGCGACGATGGCTCACGACCGGCTCGAGCAGCTTGGGCGGCAGGAGACCGCCGCGAAGGCCGAGCTGGAAGGCCCGTACGTCGCCGACCCGCTGCTCCGGTCGGCGATCGTCGCCGTCCGGAGCGCGAAGGCCGAGCTCGACGAGGCGCAGCTGGAACGGGCCGGCGTCGCGGCGAAGGTGAACCAGCTGAAAGCGGCGCTCGTCACCGCCGAGCAGCACGGGCTCTGCGACCGTTGCCCGTTCCGCGTCGACGTCGGCGAGTTCCGGTCGCTCGAGGAACGGGCGAACCGGCTCGACGACCGGCTGGCCGAGCTGCGGATGGCGGCGGCCGCCCTGCCGGAGATGGAGGCTGCGCTGGCTCGGCAGGAAGCCCACGACGTCCGGCGACAGATGCTCGCCGGGCTGGAACAGATGACGAGCGCCCTGCGCGAACAGGAGCAGTCGGCGAACGATGAAGCGACCAGGATCAACGCGGAACGCCTGCGGCTGCAGCAGGAGGCCGACCGGATGATTGTTGTCGCGTCGCTGCTGCAGGAGGCCGTTCAGGCGTTCCAGACGGCCGAGGAAGCCACGACACGGGCCGATGCGGAGCTCCGGCGTCTGGATGCCCGGGTCGAGGAGTTGCGGCTGTCCAGGGCGCTTCTGGAGCGTCGCGCAGCCGACGGCCAGACGTTGCGCGAGCGGGTCGAGCGGGGCAGACTCGTTGAGCGGATGTTCCACCGCGACGGGATACCGGCGATGGTGCTGGCGCAGGGGCTGGCGATGATCGAGACGAAGGCGAACGACGTGCTGGGACGGATGCCGGGTGGGCTTCGGATGGCGCTCTTGACCGAGCGGCAGACCAAGGCCGGGACGACCCGCGACACGCTCGACGTCGTGGTCGACCAGGACGGCCACGAGACGGCGTATGAGCTGCTGTCCGGGGCCGAGCGGTTCCGCGTCGACTTCGCGCTCCGCCTTGGGGTCGCGGAGGTGCTGGCGCACCGGACCGGGGCCGCGTTCGACACGCTGTGGCTGGACGAGCCGTTCAGCGCGCAGGACCGCAAGGCGCTCGAGACGCTGATGGAGTGCCTGAGCTCCGTCGCCGGCGACTTCGGGCTGATGGTCGTCGTCACGCATCAGCCGGAGGTCGCCGATCGCTTCCCGGCGCGGGTCGTCGTGACGAAGGAGGACGGCGTCGCGACGGCCGAGCTCGCCGCCTGATGGAGAAGGTCAAGGCGCTGCCGGACGGACGGGTGGTCGACCGATGGGGCGTGGTGTGGGAGGTCCCGCAGATGATGACGCCGGTCGGGTTCGATCGGTGCGAGTGTCAGGTCGACGTGCTCGTCGTCGACACGGTGATCGGCGGGACGGTGCGGCTGAACGACACGGGCCGGCTGCACCGCTGCCCGCTCCGTGCGAAACGAACGCGATGACAGGCATCGTCGCGGCTATGCTGGCCGAGGGTCGACTGCCGTTTGTGCGCTGCGCGATTGACGGCGAGACGCCCGCCGAAGTGGCCTCGGATGGCCGGGAATGGGTCGTGGCCTGCGGTGCTTGCGCCGGGCCGTACTCGATGGACGAGATCGTCTGGCTCCTGCCATCCGAGGCCGCGAAGCGCGGCTGGTGGGTGACGGTTGTGGAGAAGGACAGACCGGTGCATTGATGAGGACGGTGGTGCCGTACACGCGCCTCGACGAACGGGTGCTGACAGCCCTGCGAGACGCCGGGGTCGAGCCGGAGCTGCGAGACGTGTCAGCCTCCGTGTACGCGTACTGGTCGCTCGTCAGAGAGCTGTGGGCGGCCGGCGACGACTTCGCCATCGTTGAGCACGACATCGTCGTGCGGCCCGGGCTGCTGGACGAGTACGCGGGTTGTCCGGAGGCGTGGTGCGTCGCCTCGTACCACGTGACGCCGACCGCCGTGATGAACAGCTTCGGGTGCGTCCGCTTCCGGGGCGTGCTGACCCGGGAGCACCCGGTGTTCGAGTCGCCGCGCCTGGCCGAGCCCGTGCGCTGGTGGTCGCTCGACAGCACGGTCGAGATGGAGCTGATGGCGCGCCTTGGGCACGCGAAGTGCCAGCACGGCTACGTCGAGCACCTGCACGTGGTCGAGTGATGGACGACATGTCGTTCGATTGGGTGCAGGTCGGCGCGACATGGCACATCGTGTGCAAGCACCTGTCGCGGATCGGCGATGTCGACACGGCCTGCGGGAGACGAGAAAGGGGCTTCCGGCTGCGCCCGGAGCCGCCGTACGACGACCGCTGTGCGGCGTGCGAAAAGATCCGGATCCGGCTGATGGCGATGCACGATGACCAGAGTTAGCGTCGACCCGGCCACGCACCGGCGCGTCCTCGACCGAGACGGGCGGTGCTTCCTGCTCCGGCTCGACCTGGCCCACGAGTGTCGCGACCGATGGGGCACGCCGCACAGCCCGTACGACAAGAGCCGACTGACGGTCGATCACGTGGTGATGCCGACCGAGCGGGTGCCGTACGGGTCCGGCGGCATGAAAGGCAAGCGCCCGCCGCACGACGAGCGCCACCTCGTCGCGATGTGCTGGGCCGGCAACGTCGGGGTCCCGTCAGCGGAGGTCCGCGATGCAGAGCGGGCGTACCTCGCGGACGTTTGAGGTCAGGATCCCAGGGACCCCGCCGACACCGAACGCGAGGCAGGGCCACATGGCGAAGGCCAGGGCCGCGAAGGCGTGGCGCCTCGCCGCTGTCGCCTATGCGCTCGACGTCCTCGAGGCCCTGCCGTTCCCGTGGGAGCCGCTGAGCGAGGCCGAGGTCAGCGTCGTGTTCATCGTGCCGGACAACCGGCGGCGCGATTGGGACAACGCGATCGCGGCGCGGAAGCCGCTGATGGACGGGCTCGTCGACGCCGGCGTCCTGACCGACGACTCGAACCGGGTCGTGAAGCGGCTGTCGTACGGGTTCGTCGTGCAGCCTGGCATGTCGGGAACCGTGATCCGGGTCGAGTCATTCCGCACGGAATAGACTCGGGCCATCTGTACTGGCGCCTCTGAGCCAACATTCCCCTTGACGCCATAGACGTGCGCTGTCAACATGAAGGTATGAAAACCACCGACCAGACGAAGGCGAACGGCGCCGCGCAAGTCGAGTGGTTGGAGGCAGAGGCGATGAAGGCGATCGAGGCGACGTTCGTGGTCGAGAGCGACAGCCAGCCCGGGAAGTTCTACGCGGTCAACGTCGTCCGCGCCCGGCAGGGCGACCACGCCGGCGAGCTGTACCTGAGCTGCAGCTGCCCGGCCGGCCGGTACAGCTGGAGCCCCGCGGGGTTCCGTCCGTGCAAGCACAGTCGGCGCGTCATCGTGGCGCAGGCGATCAGCCTCGAGAACGGGCACTTCGCACGGCTGGGGCAGGAGGTCGTGGCCGCCTGACAGACGCAGTAGGTTGGAGGCAGAGGCGATGAAACTCGACCGGGCGAACCTGCGCGAAACCGTGCAGACGCCCTTCGTGCTCGGTCAGGTCGACTGGCCGAGCGGCACGCAGGTGTACGTGCGGACGGTGGGGACGGCCCTCGACGATGTGGGCGACGTCTCCGAGATGCAGCGGTTCGCCCGCGGGACGCCGGTCATCGAGACGGATGCCCGGGGAGCCCGCCGAGCGGTCGCGACCCTGCGCGACATGTTCGTCGCGGAAGTCCAGAAGCGAGGAGCCGAGGTGCGGTTCCACCGTCACGACGACGGGCGAGGCTGGACGGTGAGCTTCGGGGCCACGGTCGAGGACGAGTTCTACGTTGACGGCCAGTTCGACGTCTGGTCAGAGCAGATCTAGGAGGCAGAGGCGATGGGATACGACATGTCGAAGGAGGTCGGCTTGTGTTCTGACGACCGCTGCGGGCTCTGTCGGAGCCCGCAGTCCGGGTGGCGGCCGGGCTGCACGAACGCCGACTGCGCCCGCTGGGAAGGCCCGGTGCGCGCCGAGGAGAAGCCGATCAGCCCGGCCGAGTGGTCGGAGCGCAGGAGCCTGTTCGCCGGCATGACCGACGACGAGTGGCTGGCGTGGCGGAACGCGAACATGGCAGGAGGCGAGTGATGAGACTGCTGGACGAGTACCCGGAAGGACATGTCGGCGACCCGACGCGAGAGTCGGTCGACGAGGTGAGCCTCGAGTCGTGGTGGCTGGACGCGGATGGGACGCGCTACCGGCTGCTCGTCGGGCGCCTCGACGACGAGACGCTGCTGTGCGCTGGCGTCGGCTCGGCGAAAGGCGACTGGGCGGTGTTCGCCCGGGTCGTCCCCGCGCCGAAGGGGTCGGACGTCGCGTGGTCGTACCTCGCCGAGAAACTGAAGCTGCGCGACGGCGACCGCCCCGGGTTCAGCCGGTTGATCGCGGCGGCGACCGGCTGGGAGGTGTTCTGATGAAGCGTCCGAGTCAGCTGGGCGGCGTCGACCAGGCGCACCCGGTCCGGCCGGTGAACCGAGCGGCGCGTGACGCCTCCGTCCGATGGGCCGTTCGCCACGCACACGAGCTTGGCGACGTCCGGGCGATGGAGGTCGCGCAGAACGCGCTCGACGACGCGTTCAGACCGTTGTACAGCCCCACGATCGAAGACGGTCTGCGCCGAACTAGCGAGGCTGACGAGGGCATGAGGGCCATGCGCCACGTGCTCGGCCTCGATGATGACCGGGGTCGAGGAAGGGAGCTGTGACCGAGCACGCGTTCAGGATCTCAGCCTACGGCGGGCGGTGCGCGACGTGCGCCGCCCGGCCGGGCACTTCGCCGCTGTGCAGGGCGCCGGTTGCGCCATCGCCCGCGCCTCCCGGCGCCCTGCAGACCGGCCAAGGCGGCCCGGCAGCAAGAGGAGGCCCCGATGGGCGCAGAGAGAGTCCGGCACGCGAAGTCCGTTCGTGAGGCCGAGCAGCTGCGTGACGAGTTCGTCACGCTTGGGTACAAGGTCGAGTCGACCGGCGAAGCGACGACGGTCGTCAAGAAGTCGACGTGGGGCTCGGTCGCCGGGCACCTCGGCGTCGCGCTCCTGACCGTCTGGTGGACGTTCGGGCTCGGGAACCTCGCGTACGCGCTGATCGCGCACAAGAGCGACGAGGTCCTGATCCGCGTCGACACGGACGAGACGGCGTAGCTGGGAGGCAGAGGCATGACACGCGGCGTCTCGGTCGAGATGACCGAGGAGAAGGAGACGAAGAACACCGTCCGGTTCGCCGAGCTGTTCGACGGCGAGGCCGACACCGCGGTGATCGGGACGCTGTACGTCCCGAAGCACACGCTGAACGAGCTCGCCAAGGGCGCGGCGCTGCCGAAGGGCCAGCCGCTGCACCTGCGCGTGACGATCGAGGTGGTGTACCCGTGACCCTGAAGCCGGGCGACATCGTGTCGCTGAACGAGGTCGGCCAGTCGCTTGCGGCTGGCGCGGCCCTGACGTCCGAGGACCGCATCGTGACCGAGGACACCGCGTGGGAGCGGATGACCGCCGGCAAGATGCTGCTGTGGTTGCAGGAGTCGCTGGAAGCCGGCGAGATCACCGGCGAGACGCTGCTCTGCGCCGACAGCGACCCGGAGGGCAACGGGATGCACCCGCTCCGCCGGGCCGTGTACTTCGGCAAGATCGACGAGGCGCCGAACGCCATGCACCCGGAGTGGGTGGACGAGGCCAAGGTGCCGTCCGAGGCCGTCTGCTTCGGAGTGGGGTACTGAGATGAAAGGACCGCAGACCGTGGCTGAGTGGCTGGACGAGTACGTCGACAGCCATTCGGTGTACGACACGGGCAAGCTCGCGCAGCTGGAGCCGTTCGACGTCAAGAGCGCCGTCGGCGCCCGTGCGGCGAAATTGACGTACGGCGAACGGTCGACGCTGCTGGCGCTGTCGCCGATCGGGACGCCTTCCGCGCCTATTTCGAGGAGGTCGTGACCGACGTGAACCTGACGCGCATCAAGGGCGAGGACTGGGTGCCGGTCGGGGCGACCCGCCGACCCGTTCGCTCGACGCCCGACCGCCCGGCCGGGGTCATCATCGGGTACGTGGAGGCCGGTCAGGTTGTCCGCTCCATCGGCGAGGCTGACACCGACGACGGCAACGTCTGGCGCCTGACCGAGTACGGGGGCGACCCCGGCTGGCTGCTCCGCTCCGACTTCGTGCCGTTGGTCCCCGGCGGCGACCCGGCCGTCGACGGCCCGCTCCACGACTACATCGCCCGCAAGACGCTCGACCCGTCCGGCGCCTACGCCGACGGCTGGAACGACGCGCTCGCGGCCGCGCAGGACGCGGTCGACGACATCCCCCGCGAGAAGTAGGGAGGTTCGCCATGCTCGACCTCTGGAACGGGCTCGTGGAACGCGTGAACGGCGAGCCGGTCATGGTCCTCGCGGTGGTCCAAGCGGTCCTCGCCCTCGCCACGTCCTTCGGCCTCGGGCTGTCGGGCGAGCAGGTGGGCGCGATCCTCGCCGTCAGCGCCGCCATCCTCGGGCTCATCGCCCGCCAGAAGGTCACGCCGGAGGAAGCCGGGCAGAAGGCCGGGAACCCGAAGGGCCTCGAGCCGCTGGCTCCCGGCGTCGACCGGGACGTGCTGGTGTTCGCCGGCTACGACCTCGCGGCGGCGCTGGCCAGGCTGATCGCCGAGCAGGAGCCGGGGCTGGCGTTCATGGGCCGTGGGTCCGCGTTCCGCGCCAACGTCGCCGCGATCCGCAACGCGCAGGCGTCGTGAGTATTCCGTGCGGAATGGAGGTGTGTTCCTGTTGACGCCCTGAGAGCCCGACGAGCAGAATCAAGGTAGGCCCGGACCGACCCGGGTGCCTGCAAGCGGAGGGTCAGATGACCGCGGAGAACGTGCCGGCCAAAGCGCCGGAGGTCGTCAGCGCGTTGCCGCTGACGAGCATCGAGCACGGGCGGAACCCGCGCACGATGCATGAGCTCGACAGCCAGAAGGAGCTGACCGATTCGGTGAAGCAGCACGGGGTGTTGCAGCCGATCCGGGTCCGGGCGCTCGGCGAGGGCCGCTACGCGATCGTGGCCGGCCACCGGCGCTACGAGGCGGCGAAGGCCGCGAAGCTGACCGAGATCCCGGTCGTCGTCGCGCCGGAGGTCGCGGACGAGTCCTCGACGTACGTCGAGTCGCTGGTGGAGAACCTGCAGCGCGAGGACCTGAACCCGATCGACGAGGCGAAGGCGTTCCAGCAGCTGCTCGACGAGACGGGCTGGTCGCAGGACGAGCTCGGCAAGAAGGTCGGCCGCAAGCAGTCGACGATCAGCAACGCGCTGCGGCTTCTGGGGCTTGAACCCGAGGTCGTCCAGGCGATCGAGACCGGGACGCTTACGGCCGCCCACGGCAAGGCGATCGCGACGCTGCCGAGCGATCGCCAGAAGGGCCTCGCGGCGAAGGCGGTCGAGCAGAAGATGAGCAGCAAGGCGGTCGAGGAGGCTGTCGCCTACGAGAAGGCGGTTGCTCAGCGACAGGCCGACAAGGTGAAGGAGCGCAAGGCCGCGATCGAGGCGATGCTGAAGCTGCTGGGGCAGGCGACGCCCGAGCAGAAGGAGAAGATCACGTTCTGGTTCCGCACGGAGGACATGGAGTCGGCTGCGAAGAAGGACGGCTTCAAGACCGGGCGCACGGAGTGGTCTCGCCCGAGCCCGCCGTACAAGTGCGCCTGCCTCGGGACGAACGCGTACTTCGACGAGTGGCAGCGTTCCGCGTCGATGGCGTGCATCGACAAGGAGCACGCGGCGGCCGCCGATGAGGAGGCCGCCGCCCTTCGCCTTCGCGGTCAGCTGGCGGCGCAGAAGGCGACCGACAAGGCCCGGACGGCGGTGGCGAAGCATCTGGTGAACGCCGTCGGGAAGCTGTCCGACGACGGGCTGCGGGTTGTCCTGTACCTCGTCGTGACGACGAACCGAGGCTCGTACGCTTCGGGGGCGGCGACGATCGACGAGTCGGCGTTCGTGAAGCGACACGGCGGGACGCCGCGTCATCGGTACAGCTCCGACAACGGCGACGTGTGGGACGTCTGCCAGGGGATGTCGATCTCCGACGTCCTCGACGAACTGGCGAAGTTCGTCGGCCAGCTGGTGCAGCCGAACGTGTTCCTGCCCGGGAAGTCGACGTACGGCTTCGAGCGGGACTGGCGGCTGCGGGCGTACCTGCACGAGCAGAAGGTGCTCGTCAAGGACGCGGTGTTCGGCCCCGACGGCGTCCCGGAGCGGGTGCTCGAGCCGTACAAGCCCGCGAAGCCGGAGAAGCCGAAGGCCGATCCGAAGCAGCCGGTGAACTAGCCCACCGCTGGGGCGGGGCGGAGACGCCCCAGGCGTCTCCGCCCCGAAAAGGAGGCAGAGGCGTGACGTACGTGAACGTGCCGGAGGCGAAGCCCGCCTGGCCGGTGAAGTGTGAGTCCTGCGGGGAGCCGGCCGACCCGAAAACGGGCAGGATCCGTCACCGGGCGACCGAGCCGATGCCGTCGATGGAGCAGATCGAGGAGTGGGTCTACGACTCGGTGTGCGATGCGACGGACGGATGCGAGGTCGAACCGGACGGGACCTGCCCGCATGGGCACCGAAGCTGGCTGCTCCGGCTGGGCCTGATCTGATGCAGATGCCGATGAAGCCCATGCTGGCGAAGCTCACGCCGGCAGAGGGAGTCCTGAACCGTCGGGACATCGTGTGGGAGCCGAAGTGGGACGGGTACCGGCTGATTGCGGAAGCGCGGGGCGCGCTGCCCTGCCGTTTGTGGACGCGAGCCGGGAACCTCGTGACGTCGCAGTACCCTGTCATCGCCGAGGCGATCGACGAGTCCGGCGTCGAGTGCGTTCTCGACGGAGAGGTCGTCGTTATGGTGGACGGGCGTCCGTCGTTCAACGCGTTGCAGCTGAGCGGGCGGATGAGCCGACGAGAGCTGGAGGACCGGATGCGCTACGTCGTGTTCGATGTTCTCGAGCTCGACGGACAGGACCTGCGGTCGCGGCCGCTGCTCGACCGCAAGCAGGAGTTGAGTTTGCTGCACGGACAGATTGCGAGCCCCGTCGTGCAGCTGACGCCGATATCCGGCGACGGCCCGCGGATGTGGGAGGCGATGGAGCTGGCCGACCTCGAGGGCCTGATCGGGAAGCCGGCGAACAGTCCGTACCGGAACGGCGAACGCGGGACGTGGCTGAAGCTGAAGCGGAAGCGCCTCGGCGAGTTCGCCGTCGTTGGGTGGACGTGGGGCAAGGAAGGCGTGACCGGCTCGCGCATCGGCGAGATCGGGGCGCTCGTGCTGGCGACCCGCCTGCCGGACGGGCGACTGCTCTATGCCGGAAAGGTCGGGACCGGGTTCACGGGCCAGGTGTTGGCCGAGACGAAGGCCGCGCTTGAGGCCGTGAAGCGCGACGGCTCGCCGTTCGTCGGCGCGGAGATGGCGAAGGCGAGGAAGCAGATCGGCGCCGAGCCGGTCGAGTGGGTTGAGCCCGAGTACACGGCGACCGTCGAGTACGCGGAGATGGGGCCGGGCGGCGTGCCACGGTTCCCGAGCTTCAAGGGGATGCGATGACCGTCGCGGTAGGCACCTGCGAAGGGTGCCTCGATGAGCTGACGCTGTTCGACCGGGCCGCCGGCTACCGGGTGTGCTTCGCCTGTACGAAGGCCCGCCACGCGGCGGTCGTCCGGCGGCGCTGCCCATGCGGGCCGAAGCGGCGGCCGGTCGAGCGGGACAACCATCTCGGGCGCCGCTGGATTGCGTGCGAGCGGTGCCTCGGGTTCGTGAGGCAGCTGACATGAAGACGTTCGAGGAAGCGCACCACGCGACTGCGTCCGTCGTCATCGGCGGTGTGCCGCAGCAGTTCCGCTGCATGACGTGTCGGGAGCCGTGGCCGTGCCTGGCCGCCGAGGCGGTCAAGGAGGACGGGGGTCGCACCCGCGCCGTGTTCTGGCTGGGCTGGTGCGTCGGCGTCCTCACGGCGATGGCGGTCGTAGCCGTCGCGAGGTCGCTGTGAGATGACCGAGCACACACGCTATCGAGTGCCGTTGCGGCGATGTGCTCCCGACCGTCGAGGCGATGCACGAACACTCCCGAGGCCGACCACGTTGACGACGACACCAAGGCCGAGGCTCGCGCAGCCGCGCTGGCCGAGGCAGCGGAAAAGGTGAGGGCGCTGCTCGACTCGCCCGCCGCATACCCCGCCCCGATGGGACCGACCATCAGGGCGGAGAACGACGTGGTGCGTGCCGTCCTCGCCATCTTGGAGGAGTGATGACCGAAGCAGGCGAGCGGCTGCTGGCCTTTCTGGAAACCCAGCGCAGGAATAGCGCGGGCGGCGGCGAGTCATGGCGCAACGGGCTGACCTATGCGACCGGCTGCGTGCGAGACAGCCTGCCCGCCATCATCGCCGAGGCCCGCCACGCTGGCTACGTCGAGGGCTTCGATGCCGCGCTGGCCGAGGCAGCGGAGAGGGTGCGGGGGCTGCCCATGACCTTCGGCCTGCACACTTGCTGGGACGACCATGAGGGCGGCGTTGACCTCGACGGCAACCCGACCCTTCATGCAGACGGGACGGCGTGCGGCGACCGCCTCATCAACGAGTCCGTCAGCCGCGCCGCCGTCCTCGCCATCTTGGAGCAGCGATGACCACGGCCTGGGAGTCGGTACCGTCGGGCCGGGTGGCCTTGTAGTTGCGGTCAACGCGGGTGTAGTCTCCGGACGTGGACGACTACCGAGCCATCGAGGGGGTCCTGTACTCGCTCCGGCGCTCGCCGGACGCCAAGCCGTCCTCGCCGGGGGTCGGTTGGCGTCGCCACAGCTTCGGGCCACGCGACCCGGTCGATCGGCTGGCGCCGAGGCTCGACATCGCGCTGGCGACCCAGCGCCTCGAGGCCGCCGACCGAAGCGTGCTGGTCGAGCACTACGTCCGAGGGAATGCCCAGCCTGGCCGGCTGCGTCGACAGGCGATACGACGGTTGCGCCTGGTGCTCGCCGAGGGGGGTTGACGACCACCGGCGAGCGGGTACCATGCGGTTGTTGGATCCGCGCCGAAGTCCTCTGCCTCCAACGGATGTCGACGACGTGGGCTCCAGCTTGCAGGCCGAAACCCGGACCGAGAGGTCCGGGTTTCGTCTGTCCTACGGGAGTGAGACATGACTGACGGGGCTCCGAAGGAGCTCGTTCGAGACCTTGGGCCGGACGCCGCGACGAGGGCCGTGCTCGACGACTTGGAGAAGGTCGCGCTGTGCGGCGGGCGGTTCGCGATTGACTGGACGGCCGGTCCGTGGAAGGGCCAGCGCCTGACGGTGTACTGCCAGCAGCCCGGGTGCATCACGACCGGCAGCTGCACCGGGCCGAAGTTCGTGCCCGGGTACCCGCAGTTCGACGCGAGAACGGAGGCGCCCAGGATCCCAGCGCCAGCGGAGATGGTCGCCGGCGCCCGCGAAGCGGCGAAGAAGGCGACTGGCAAGGACGACCCGCGCACCGACAAGGAGATCGCCCGGCACATCGGGGCGGTGCTGCAGCGGGCCATCGAGGCCGTGCGATCGGGCGGCTGGTCGCCTTGATGCCCGCGTGACCGAGTGTCATCATGAAGGAATGAACCCCATCTGCAAGCTGGAGGGACGAGGTGAGACGACCGTCTCAGCACGCGGCCGCCCGGAGCGCGCTGCACAAGCACATCCGCCGAGGCGAGGTCGAGCAGGCCGCCGGCGTAGCGCGCTACCTGCATGAGCTGAACGACGACGACGGGCTGGCGCGACGCCTGACGGCCATCGTGACCGAGGACGTCGAGCCGTACTGGCTCCCGGTCGTGGCGAAGGAGGCGGTGCGGGCCATGACGCCCGACCCGGCCGAGGAGCCGGCCGACCTCGTCCGCGTCGCGGCGACGCTGGCCGCGGCCCCGAAGCGGAAGGAGAGCTACTGGCTCGCCGAGACGGTGTGGGAGAACCGGACCCCGCCGAGAGAGCCGGCCGGCTTCGCCTCGCTCGAGGCGGCGGTCGAGCATGGCGACCACGCGCAGGTGCTGGCGCAGCTGCTCTGGTTCCACGAGCAGCGGAAGATCCGCGAGGCCGAGGACCTGCTGCGACGGCGGCACGTCCGGTCGGCGCTGGCCGAGGACATGCTGCGGTGGGCCGTCTGGCGCCTGCAGCTCGGCGGCTTCGGCGGCGGCGAGGCGTTGGCTGCGGCTGCGGTCGCGCTGGTCGACGCGCCCGAACAGGCCCGGCCGTTCGAGCAGTTCGACATCGACGTCGAGCCGTTGGGCCCGCCGTACGAGTGGTACTGCTACGACGCCCACACGCAGGTGGGCAAGATCGCGGTCGGGTCGTTCGCCAAGCGCCGGGGCTGGAACCGCGACCAGCTGGGGATGCTGTCGTTCTACTACGAGAGCGCCGTGCTCGGGCCGTCGGTCGTGCCCGGTCGATGGGACGGAGAGGCCGCCGAGCTGCTGGCGCGGACGTACGGCTGGCTGACGCCGGAGCACGGGGCCGACCTGTGGGCGGCGATCCGGGTCGACTTCATGGGGCTGGTGCGTTGGCTGCTCGCACGCGGCGTCGGGTGATGCGATACTCGGAAGGGAATGCTGGTCGCGTCGATCCCGAGCCGATACAGGTGTGAGCCGCTGATTGCGGAGGTCCGCGGTCTGCTCTACGAGGATGCGGTCGACCGAGTCCTCGTCTACGACAACGGGTACGGCCCAGACGACGCCGCCAGAATCAGAGCGGCGCTGTCCGGGCCTCGCTGTACCGTCGTCGACGCCGCCGGGTGGCCGCTCCACCGCATGTGGAACGCCGGCTGGGAATGGGCCCAGGAGCAGGGCGGCGAGGTCTCGCTGGCGATCCTGAACGACGACGTGTCGTTGCCGCTCGGCGCGCTGACGGAGCTCGAGAAGCGGCTCCGGTCGCGGCCCGACGTCGGCGTCGTGTACCCGGAGGGCGGGCGCTTCCGGAAGTTCGAGGACGGGATCGGCCCGGGGCCGCTGGTCAACACGGGTGGCCGGCTGCAGGAGCAGCGGGGCATGACCGGGCACGCGTTCATGTTTCGCGCCGAGGTCCGCGACATCGAGAAGTTCGACGAGCGGTTCGGCTGGTGGTACGGCGACGACGACTTCGTGCTGAAATGGGCGCTCGCCGGCTGGAAGGTCTGCCGAGCCGTCGGTGTCCCGGTGAAGCACGTCGGGATGGCCTCGTCGAAGGGCCGCCCGGAGCTCGTGCCGATCCGAGCGGCCGACGGTGTGCTGTTCCGCCAGCTGTACCCGGAGTGGGTCGACTCGAAGGCTCGCTACGAGCGATGGCCGGATGAAGTGATCGAGTAGCCGTCAGGGGCAAGCCCATGCGTGTTCTGGCCGTCCCGATGCTGTACACGGACGCGTCGGTCTCGGGTGTCAGCGTGATCGCGAACCTCGCGGCGTCCGTGACGGCCGCGGCGGAGCTCGAGCTACCGGAGTACTGGGAGATCGTCGTCGCGTCGCGCCCGTCGGGATATGGATCCCAGCAGGTCGACTGGTTGAAGCGACCCCGTGTCAGCGTCCAGCCGCTCGGCGACGTGACCGACGTGAACGAGGACCCGCCCGTCAGCTGGGACATGCTGCGCCCGCTCCTGCCCAGGAAGGGCCGCGTCGTGTTCGACGTCGTGCTGAACAACCGCTACCTGCACAGCGCGACCATCGCGAACACGCTGCAGGTGCCGCCCGGGAAGTGGTACCAGACGATCGAGATCCCGGTCGTGACGTGGCTGACCGAGACCGGCCTCGACAAGCGCGAGTGGCAGCTGAACAGCAAGCCCGGGGTGGCGCTCCTGACCGCGTGCGCCATGACCGGGCCGTTCGTCGTCATGAACCAGGCCGACGCCGACTGGCTGACCGGCGTCCTTGACCGGGAGGCCCTAGTGTACGTTGTGCCGCCCTGCGCTGACCTGTCGCGCCTGACGCCCGAGAAGCGCCGGCGCGACCGGAGGGTCGTGTTCCACGGCGGCAGCATCGAGGGCCGCCGCCGGCTGAAGGCGTTGCACGACGCGCTGCCGGCCGAGGCCGATCTGCTCCTGACGAGCCAGCAGACGTTCAGTCCCGGCGCGTTCCCGAGGGCGCGGACGATCAGCAACGTCGACCACGAGGAGTACCTGCGGCTGCTCCCGCAGGGCGACATCGTGTACGTCGGCTCCGAGTACGAGGGCACCGGGCTCGGCTGGATGGAAGCCATCGCGAGCGGAATGCTGCCGGTGCTCCTCGACGCCGGCTGGATGGCGGCGCGGCTGCCGGCCGGCTACCCGCTGCAGGCGCGCACGCCCGGCGAGCTGCGAGCGGTGCTGGCGCGAGCCGTGGCCGAGTACGACGAGCTGTGGGACGAGTGGATGCCGAAAGTGCTCGACGGGCTGGCCGGATTCCAGCCGGCCGCGGTCGCCCAGCGGATGCACGACACGCTGGCCGAGATCGCCGAGCCGGCAAGGAAGCGGAACTTGGCGGCAGCGCAGAAGTGGTCGCCCGGGTTCGACCTGCTGGCCCGGGCGGTCGAAGCGGAGGGATGGTCGGTCGTCACGGATGCCAGACCGTTGTGGAAGGCGATGAGCCGGCAGAGCCGCACCGGCCTCGAGCCGTCGTGGTACAGCCCGGCCGCGCTCCGGTGGATGCTGATGGCGCTCGGCTACGAGGACCGACACGAGCAGAGCGGGCTCGACCTGAGGAGGGAAGATGCCGCCCGAGCATGAGCTCCGGATGGTGCACGTCGATGCGATCGTGCCGGACCCGGAGAACCCGCAGACGCAGGACAGCACGACGTTCAGCGACCTCGTCGACTCGATTGCCCAGGACGGCATGACCGAGGCCGTGACGGTGGTCGACATCGGCGGGGGCAAGTGGATGCTCGTCGCCGGCGAGCACCGCTGGCGAGCCGCGAAGATGGCCGGGCTCGAGGCCGTGCCGGCCATCGTCATCGCGAAGGGCACGTGGGACGACGACGAGCGAGCGATCCGCATGGTCCGGAGCAACGTCCTGCGGGGCCGGCTCGACCCGGCGAAGTTCACGGCGCTGTACGGGCAGCTGGCGAAGCGGTACAGCCCCGACGACCTGCGGCGGATGCTCGGGTTCACGTCCAAGAAGCACGAGATGGAGCGCCTGGTCGGCAGCATCACCGCGGCGATGCCCGAGCCGATGAAGAAAGAGATGCGCCAGAGGGGCCAGCAGGCGGAGAGCGTGGACGACCTCGGCAGCGTCGTCCAGAGCCTGTTCGCGAGGCACGGCGCGACCGTGGCCGCCCACTTCGTGCTGTTCGCCTACGGGGGCCGCACGCACCTGATGGTCGAGTGCGAGCCGGAGACGTTCGCGCAGATCGAGGCATGGGCCGAGCGGGTCGAGCGCACCGGCGGCACGGTCGATGCAGAGCTGGCGAGGATGGTCAGCGAAGTGACCGCGAACGAGCGCGGCGAGGCGGTGCATTCCGCACGGAATAGGAGCGACCGATGACCGAGTGGAAGCGCCTCGAGTTCCTGCGGCCGACGATGAACCTCGACACGGTGAAGGACGGCCGCGGAGGCATCCTGACGTACGTGCCGCCGGAGCCCGTGGTCGAGTGGAACCTGATCGTCACGAAGGCCGGCAAGGTGCGCGGGATGCATTGGCACCCGCACTTCGTCGAGTACCTGCTGTTCGTCGACGGGCACGGCGTCGTCGTCAGCCAGGACCGCGACGACGAGGCCGGCGAGAGCCGCGAGGTCACGAACGTCAGCAAGGGAGTCTGCACCCGAGCGCCGGTCGGCGTGGCGCACACCGTCCTCGCGATCACCGACCTGACGTTCGTCGCGATCCTGACGCGGAAGTGGGACGACAGCGACCCGCCGATCGTGCAGCTCCCGGCCGAGAGGTTCGGGCTGTGAAGGTCGCGGTGTTCGGCGCCTCTGGGTGGGTCGGGTCCCGGGTCGTGCAAGAGCTGGAAGGGTTCAACGACACGCAGGTGGTCGGGGTCACGCGGGACGGCCCGCACATCGAGGGCACCGTCTTCGACGTGGTCGTGAACGCCGCCTGCCCGAGCCAGCGATGGTCGGCCGAGCAGGACCCGTGGTGGGACTTCCAAGAGAGTGTTCGGAAGACCGAGATGATCCTGACGCGGACCCGTTGGTCGAGGTTCGTCCAGATCAGCAGCTTGAGCGCCCGGGCCGAGCTCGACACGGTGTACGGGCGGCACCGGCTGGCCGGCGAGGCGCTGGTGCCGCCCGGCCGCGGGGTCGTCGTCCGGCTGGGCCCGATGTACGGGCCGCGTGGCAAGGGAGCCCTGTTCGACATGATGGCCGACCGGCCCGTGTACGCGACGAGGGACACGCGCTACGGGTACGTCGACGTCAGCTACGCCGCGGCCCAGGTGATGCGGCAGGTGTTCCTCGACACCGCCGGTGTCGTTGAGATCGGGCCGAACGGCTGGGTGGAGCTGGGCGAGATCGCCGACGCGCTGGGGTCGACCTCGCGCTTCGTCGGCCGCCGGGCCGACCAGTACGTGCCGTCCGAGGTCGTGGGCGAAGATGTCCAGGCAGCGGTGATGTGGAAGGAGTGGTGGCGGCCGAGTGCTCGCGACGTCATCGCATGGGCGAAGGAGAACCGATGATGCTCAGGCTGAACGAACCGAGCCTCGACGCGACGGATGCGCTGGCGGTCTCAGACGTCGTCCGCTCCGGCTGGATCGGGCTGGACGGCACGCAGACGAAGCGGTTCGAGCGAGACTTCGCCCGGCGCCACGAGATGCGGCACGGCGTCGCGGTCCAGAGCGGGACGGCAGCCACGCACACGGCCCTGTGGGCGCTGTTCGAGTCGCGGCGGCGCTCGGGGACGTTCCGTGGCGGGCACGTCGCCGTGGCCGACTTCACGTGCTCCGCGCCCGGGGCGGCGGTCGTCCATGCCGGCGGGACGCCGCACTTCGTCGATGTCGAGGAATCGACGCTCGGCATGAGCGTCATGGCGCTGGCCGAGCTCGACGGCGACGGCCTCGACGTCGTGCTCGTCGTCCACGTGTACGGGGCGCCGGCTCGGGACATGGAGCAGATCGTCGCCTGGTGCCGCGAGCACGGCGTGTCCGTCCTCGAGGACTGCTGCGAAGCGCACGGGGCCAAGTACCCGGACGGGTCCTCGATCGGGACGAGGGGCGACGTCGCCGTGTTCAGCGTCCGGTCGGAGAAGGTGATCGGGGTCGGCGAGGGCGGGGTCGTGGTGACGAACGATCCCGAGCTCGCCCAGCTGGCCGAGTTCTGGGCGAACCGCGGTAAGCCGAGAGATGGCTGGGTGTGGCGGTTCTACACGAGCGAGCCGGGCTGCAACTACAAGATGCCGCATGTGCTGGGCGCCCTCGCGTGGACGCAGCTGGCAAAGATGGACGGGTTCATCGACCGGCGACGCAGGATCGCGGCGATGTACCGCGAGCTGCTGCCCGAGTTCTGGTGGCAGACGATGCCGCC